TCATTCGGTCACGCAGGCGACGATGCGCTGCGGGCCGTCGGCGGTGACGACGGTGACGACCTGTGCGGTCGTACCGTCAGGGCACCAGGGCCCCGGCGGGCCGCTCGGACCGCTCGGGCCGACTGGGCCGACTGGGCCGTCCGGGCCGGCCTCGCCCTGCGGCCCCATCTCGCCCCTGGGCCCCTCCGGCCCGGACGGCCCCGGCGGGCCCACGGGACCACCCGGACCAGCCGGACCAGCCGGACCAGCCGGACCACCCGGGCCAGCCGGGCCGGCGGATCCGGCGGGGCCGGACGGCCCCTGCGGGCCCTGCTCACCGCGCGGTCCCGGCGGGCCGGTGGGACCGGCGGCACCGTCGAGGCCGGGCACCCCCGGTGGCCCTGGCGGACCGGCCGGGCCGGGATCCCCGGGTACGCCCTTCAGGTCCTCCGGGTCGACGACGCACGTCCCGCCGAGCTGCCGGACCTGCTGGCACAGTTGCTCGGCGCCGGACACGGCGGTGGCCGCCCGCTGCTGCTGCTGGACGGTCTGCCGCCCCATCGACGCCGCCCACCAGCCGATCGTGGCGGCGATGAGGGCGGTGGCCGCGACGGCGATCACCGCGCGGCGGCGGCCCAGACGGTTCATCCGTAGCCGTAGCTGAAGGGTTTCGTCGGTCACGCATCACCGCCTGGCTCGTGCGGACGCAGTCTCGTCAGTTCCCGCAGCAGGGAGTCGGCATGGTCCTCGGCCGCCCGCCGGGCGGACCGCGCCTCGTCCACGGCCTGCTGGAGGGTGTCGAGCCGGGCCTCGGCGGCCGAGCGGCGCACCTCCGCCTCGTCGGCGCGCCGCTCGGCCCGGTCGATGGCCTCCTGGTACTCCTTGCGGTCGGCCCGGTTCGCGTTGAGGAGGTACAGGACGACCATGACGAGCAACCCGCCGGCTCCGACCGCGCCGAGGCCACCGGGCGGGACGAGAGTCGCCAGGTCCACACGACGTCAGCTCGACAGCCGGGCGGTCAACTCGTCGACGACCTTGCGGGCCATGTCCTGCGGCACCGCCGCCGCGATGGCCGCCGGGGTGAGCCCGGCGGTCGCCAGCGCCTCGGCAAGCCGCTGCGGGGACAGGCCGGCGAGCACCCCGGCGACGATGGCGGGCTCGTCCGTCCAGTCCTTGCCCTGCAGGGTGGTGACCCCGGCGACGACGCCGTCCAGGCGGGCCATCAGGTAGTCGAGCTTGGCGACGAGGCTGTTGCTGGCCGCCGCCGGACCGGCGCCGTCCGGGTCGACGGCTCGGCCCATGCTGCTCCCGCCGTAGAACGTGCCTAGGTAGACCTGGTGGATTTCGTTCTCGGCCTTCTCGCTCATGTCGTCCTCCGGTGTCGGGGGGCTGATCAGCCCGATTTCGGTCAGGTAGCGGCGGAACAGCGGAGTCTGGTCCCGGCCCGCCTTGGTCGAGTCGCGGAAGAAGCTGAAGTGGGTGTGCCAGAGGTGGGAGCTGTCGCCGGTGCTGCGCTTGCCGAGCCGGTCCCACCGCTTGACCGTCTTGCCGTCGGGGGAATAGATGATCTCCCTGATGTCCCGCGTGTCGGCCGTGCCGGCGGTGCACTGCTGCACACACCAGACCGAGAACGAACGCAGGTCGTGGGTGCGGCCGCCGGACTTCACGCTGAAGCCGCCGACGTCCAGGGCTGACGCGTCGAGGGTCAGCCCCGAGCTGTCCCGGGTGGACTCCACCACGGAGTAGTCACCGGGCACGACGCGGTCGGAGCCACAGTGGTAGCCGCCCCGGTGGGAGGCGTCGCCCACGATGCCGACCTCCGCTGGTTCCAGGTCCTGCGGGCGTGAGGTCTTCGGGTCGACGTCCAGGTGGGTCAGGAGCAGGCTTCGGACGGCCATCAGGTTCGCCGGGGCCCGGGTCATGGGCGCTCCCTTCGGGTAGTTGGGAGCCGGGCCAGATGACTACCGAGTACGCATACCCTCCGTTAGGCACAAGCCCGACCAAGTGGTGCACAACGGCGGGCAGTTGACCCAAGGGTAACTAGATAATCACGCTTTCACCAGGGCAAACGCCCCAGCTTCGGATAGTGCTATCCAAGCCCTGACCTGCCCGAACACCCGGACCGGCGGGCCGGATCCGCCACTAGGCCGACATCGCCGGCGGGCGTCGCCGCCTCCAGACATAGGCGAGGACGAGGGCGGCCAGACCCAGGAGAGCCAGAGCGGCGGCGACGGCCGCGCACACGGCGAGCCGGCGTTCGGCCGCCGCGACGTTCGCAGCGTGCTGTTGCAGCATCTCGGGCGTCGGGTCCTGATAGGGCAGTGACGTCCCGGCCACCTGCAGCAGGGGCAGGCACGGCAGCAGGCAGGAGGCGAGGAGCAGGAGAACCCCGACGGACATCGCCACGCGGCTACGGGACATCACGACAGGCTCCCACAGCCCGCCCACCCCCGGACCAGCCGGTGCGCGGGGCGCGGGGCAGCCGCCACCCACGGTGACCCCGCGCCCGCCCTCGCCCACACCTCGCGCTCCCTTTGCTCTGCACCCATATCCGCAGCACCAGCGCCGACCTGCATCTCCGCCACGGTGACGCAGGGCGCGGCGGGCGACGGCCGATCACGTTGGGTAAGCCGTTGCGTATCTGGGTGCAGAGCAAAGGGAGCGGGACGGGTGGCGCCGCCCGGTGGAGGCGGACCCGTGTCACGCCGGGCGGGAGAGCTTGCGGCGCGGCGGCCGCACGCGGCAGGGCCCGGCCCGGGCGGCGGCGCGGCGCGACAGATACCGGAAACGACGAAGCCCAGGCCATCTGACCTGGGCTTCGTCACCGAGCCGCCTGACGGAATCGAACCGTCGACCTACGCATTACGAGTTGATAGGTTCATTTGGCAGTGGTTGTCAACGGATGTGATTCCATTCCGCCGCAACCACCCTGGGCTGCTCTTTGCCACTCAGTGAAACTCATTGCCGATCGCGGTAATGCAACGGGCTACTGCAACTGGTCACCGTTGAAGGCGTCCTCGGCCGCGTCTCCGTAGCCCCGGTAGTACGCCTCCTTCGGGGCTTTGTCGATTCGGTCCACGATGGTCTTCTCCGACCGGCGGACAATCTCGGCCGCGCGGGCGGTGATGCCGGGTACGGCGATGGCGGCAGCCAGACACGCCAGCGCGAAGGCCTCGCCGGGAACCGGCCTGTCCCGGTCCAGCAGGGCCACGACAGCGGCCACCAGGAGGACCACGAAAGCGCATGCGAAGTAGACGGTGGAACGGGGGTGATGGTGTAACACGGGTGTGACTCCGTTTCGGCGTACCGAGCCAGTGGGTGGAGATGGGCTGGCTGCACCTCCCACCGGGCGGGCATGGGCCCCCGTGACCCGGTGTCTTGCTCCCGCCCCTCATCAGGTGCGGAACGATGTGAGTAGATCGCCGAGGCTACTTAACCAAATCGAAAGGTTGCTCGCACACCCGTACGGGCGCTCCGCAGTGGATCGCGCCGGCAGATGAGTGAATCGGGATGTTTGGGCAGCTCACGGTTGCACCATCGGCCACAGGCCGCACGGTCAAGTCCCCCGTTCGGGGGTCAGTCCGCGACGTAGATCCCTGCCCCTGGTCGTCCGATCGTCAGTCCGCGTTCCCGCGTTAGTTCCAGTGCACGCTGGATCGTGGACACGCTGACCGAGTACAGGTCGGCCAGCTCGCGCAGGGTGGGCAGCTTCTCGCCTGGGGTGTACTCACCCGAACGGATGCGGGCGGTCAGGTCATCGGCGATCTGGCGTGACGACATGGGTATGGGCATGGCGGATCACAATCTCTGGCTGGCCCGGAGATCCCACCACGGGCTGTTGCGCCACTTCAAGCAGTGTTTGACCAGTGGTCACACAGTGACCTACGTTGGATGGCGGGTTGGTGACCTCTCTGGCTGGCACCGGGACGACGCCACCCACCGCCGGGCGGCGGCCGGCAGCGGTCCCCCGTGCCGCTCCCGCCCCGCCCGGCCCACCGGCACCGCCGAGGAGGCCCTCGTGTCCGACCCGATCCCGCCTGCCCGCCCGGTCCCGGATGGCCGGCCGCCGCTCGCCGACGGGCAGACGATCCCGCACCCGCCGCGCCCGGCCAGCCCGCCAGTCACCCGCCGGCAGCAGCTCTGCGCGCTGCTCGTCGTCGCCCTGGTCCTCGCTGCCGCGCTGATCGGGATGCTGCGGTGACCCACCACCTGCCCCCGGCCGACCCGGCCGCCCTGCGCCCCGGTGCCATCCTGCTCGTCGACGGCTGCGCGAGCGTCCAGTTCGGCGGCGACCGGACGATGATGCTGCGGCTGACGTCGCTGCCCGACTTGCCCACCTACCACGGGTGGATCTGGCTGGCCGGTTACCAGCTCGACGGCCGCGGGGACGCGGTCGCGAAGCGGGAGCTGTACGTCCAGCGCGGCGGCCTGCACGTGCAGCGGCCCGCGCCGCCGGCCGTCGCGCCGGTGCAGCGACGCCCGGTCGCCGCCGGGCGGACCCGAGGCTGACCGGGGCCGGATACGCGACCGCCCCCGACCACGCTGGTCGGGGGCGGTGCTGCGTCAGGTGCTACTGGTCGCCGTGGACCTGGCGGCGCGCGTCCAGCTCGCGGCGGACGTCCTCCGGGTGGCACTCGCGGTACTGCCCCGAGCCGGGTCGGACCCGGTAGCGAATCTTCGGCGGGTTGGGGTTCAGGTAGACGCGGATGACGGTGCTGCGGCTGACGCTCAGCAGCGCCGCCACCTCGCCAGGCAGCAGCCACTCACCCCGCGAGAGCCGTTCTTCGAGTTCCAGCGCACCGACGAGCGCGAGCGCCGCCGCCTCGCCGCCGAGCACCGCGACAACCTCGCCGACCTCGACGAGACCTCCACCTCCCGCCGCCGGGCCCGCCGCGAACGCGACCGCGACGAAACCGAAGGCGCCGAGCTCGCCGCCCTCTACCGGCGCGCCGCCCGATCCGGCACCCGCGCCCGCATCCGCGCCGACATCCAGCGGTCCGCCGAGGTGCGCGCCCTCCGGGTCGCCGGGGTGCGGCGGTACGCGCTGCTGCTCGGCCTGCCCCTGGTCGTCGGGTTCGCCGCCTACAGCACGCCCGGCGTGCAGCGCGGCATGGTCACCCTGCTGGGCCTGGACCGGCACACGGCCGGGTGGTGGACCGCCTGGGCAGTGGAGCCGCTCCTGATCGCGATCGCGGTCGGGATCATCCTCGCCACCTCGGCGCTCAGAATGTCCGGCGGACAGACCGACTGGCGGGCCACCACCGCCAAGTGGGGCGCGCTGACCGTCTCCGTCGCGCTGAACCTGCTCGGCGGATGGACCGGCGGGCGGGGTGCTGCCGGCGCCGTCGGCGAGGCCCTCGCCCACTCCGTGGGGGCGATCGGCGCGGCCGTGGTCGCCTGGCTGATCGGGGTCCTCATCGACTACGCGAGCAAGGCTCGACCGTGGGACGACGCACCGAGGATCGCCGACCTCGACCTCACCGCACCGCCCGTGACGCACCCCGCGCCGGCCGTCGTTGACGCACCTGCCACCGCCCTGCCCGTGGCGGCCCCGGCTGACGCACCCGTGACGCACCCGGATGACGCACCGGCCCAACAGCCCGCGTCGCCGGCCCCGCCTGCGGTGACGCACCCCGCGACGCACAGCCTGACGCGCCTCGGCGCGGGGCAGCGGCGCACCCGCGAGGTGGTGATGCGGCGCCCGGTGAGCGCCCCGCCTGCCGACCGCGACGCGGCCCTGCGCCAGGCCGCCAGCGAGGTGCTGGCGCAGCGCGCGTCGATCCGTGGCGCGGCCCGCGCCGCCGACGTTCCGGAGGCCACCCTGCGCCGGCACCTGGACAAAGTGCGCGCCGACGCCAAGCCGGCCAACGGCCACGCACTGACCTGATCCGACCCGACCGAAGGAGAGCTGAGATGAACAACAACCTGGCCTACCGCTACTTCGTGACCTTCTCGAACGGCTCGTCGACCGGCAACACGGAGATTCGGCTGGCCCTCCCGATCCGAGGCATGGCCGACATCACGACCATCCAGAACATGATCCGCGAGTCCGTCCCCGGCGCGGTGCTTCTGAGCTGGCAGCGCTTCGAGGACTGACCCCACCCACGCGGGGCCCGGCCACCAAGCCTGGACAGCCCGGCCGGGCCCCGCACCCCACCAAAGGAGGTACGACCATCATGACCCCCGTCTACCGGGTCGCCGGCACCGTGCCGAACGACTCGCCGCTGCGGGCCCTCGCCGGCCACACCATCACCCTGCCCGCCCGCGACCGGGCCGACGCCGCCCGGCGCGCCGCCGAGCTGGTCCAGGCCGGCGCCGAGCCGGTCGTCTGGTCGGCCCGGCCGGTGCCGTGGACGCCGATCGCGCTCGGCCTCGCCGCCGCGGTCCTCGGTGCGCTCGCCGCCGCGATCACCGCGATCCTCAACGGCCACGAGCTGCTCTACGGCCTCGCCGCCGGCGCCATGCTGCTGCTCGGCGCCGCTCTCTTCCCCGTGCTCAACCACCTGGAGATGGACCGGTGACCATCTACCGCGTGCACGTCTTCGACGGCCAGTACGAGGTGCTGCACAAGCGCGTCATCACGTACCAGCTCGACCTGGATGGCCCCGGCGTTGACGGGATGCTCGACCGACTGCTCCAGGCGCTCACCCGCGCCGCCCAGGCCGAGAACGAGCCGATGGACAACCCCAGGTTGGAGATCCGCGACGCCCGCACCGGCGCGACCGCCCTCGACTGGCTGGGGAGCTGACGTGGAACACACCATGTCCCCGACGGCCGTGGCGATCCTCCTGCTGCTCGCCATCGTCGTCGACTACATGAGCATCGGACCGAACTCCTTGCGGGACCGCCTAGCCTTCATCATGGCCGTCCCGGCGATCAAGGAGGGCTTCGACGGGTCGCCGGCCGACCAGAAGACCGTGGCGGCCTTCGGCGGAGTCATCGAGGGCCTGCTCGACTCCACCGGCGGCGCGTACATCGCCGGCGCGAGCGTCAACGCGGTCCTCGGCGTCGGCATCGGTCTGCTGTGGATCTACACCATCGGCTGCATGCTGCCCGTTAAGAGCAGCAAGCGCCTCGGCCGGTTCGCCACCCTCACCTGGCCGCAGAGCCCGCTGTACCGGCTCAACGGGAAGATGTGGCTCGTCGCCATCCTGCTCGGCATGATGTCGGACCTGCCCGGCGGCGTCATCGGTGACCTGACCCGCTCGCTGGTCGACATCGTCACCAACATCGTTGCCCCCTTGCCGGCCCTGCTGTTCGGAGCTGCCTGATGCTGACCACCACCATGCTGCTGCTGGCCGCCGACGCCGAGCCGACCCGGGGCTGGGGCGGGCCCATCGCCCTGGTCCTCGTCGTCGCCGTCTACGTCGCCGGGGCCACCATCCACGCGCACTTCCGGACGCGGGAGAACCCCTCCCCCACCGGGGATGGTGACACCGATTCTGGTGTCAACCCGCAGGTCACGGAGGTGTCTGACACCGCTGACACCGACCGTGACACCGGCTGGTGGGGGCGGATCGTGGAGGTCGGCGGCCGACGCGTCCGCGCCACCGACGCACCCCGGCCGGACCGGGACGCCGACGTCGACCTCGACCTGGAGGACGACGACGAGGGCGAGCAGGACGAGCCGGAGACCATCGAGGACGTGATCGGCAAGATGCTCGACCGCGGCCACCAGTACGCCGAGATCGTTCGTCAGGTGATGGACGAGTTCGAGGTGTCGGAGGCGACCGCCAAGCGGCGGATCAGGGACGTCCGGGCGGAGCGGATCGCCGCCGCGAGCTGACCACCGAACGCGACAGCGCCCCGCACGGCTCCGGCCGGCGGGGCGCTGTCGCGTTCGGGAGGGGCTACTCGGCGGGTTCCACGCCGGCCGCGCGGCAGATCTGGCGGATCCGCTCCCGGGTGTAGCCGGTGGCGGCGACTATCTCGCGTTGGGGTCGCCTGGCGCGAGCGGCTTCCACGATGGCGGCGGCGAGGCGGGGGCGAACGTCGTCAAGGGCGGCCTTGGCTCGCTGGTGTTCCTGGCCCAGGGCTTCCAGTTCATCCATGCGGGGAGCCTGGCACAAGGCGTTTGGCAAAGCAAGTTGGCCTAACCGCTTGCCTCACGCAAACCCGCTATGCCAAACTGTTTGGCATAGGGAGCGGCACCAACCGAGGGAGACGGACATGGCGACGACGACCACGATGGACATCGAGCGGGTGGCCGCCGAGATCCGCCGCGCCTACGGCACCCACACCACCCAGACCTACCGCGGCGCCTGGATGAGTGGCCGCTACATCGCCGAGCACACCGGCCTCACCCCCGAGAACATCAAGGCGGGGATGGTCCACCTCGCCAAGACGGACCCCCGGTGCACCGTCGCCCCCGAGAGCGCCCAGCACACGATGACCCAGCTCGACCGGGACCTCGCCGCCTGGTACGGCGGCCAGTGGGTCCACCTGATCTGCTGGAGCTGACCCCGGACGCAGAACGGCCCCGACCTCCACCAGGGAGGCCGGGGCCGCATCACGTTGGTCGGTGCCCGCCGGGAGCTCACCGGCAGCACCGCGCCAGGGAGCCTACCGGCCGAGCCGGTCCTCCGGGGCGGGGGCGTTGGGCACGACGTACACCCCCAGCGCGCCCAGCACCGCCAGCGCGACGGTGATCCCCTCCGTGGCGGTCAGGACGTCGTCGCCCATCGCCACGGTGAGGGCGACGCCCCCGGCGACGGCGGCGGCGACGATGGTCTTGGCGTAGCGGCCGATCTTCACGATGCCTCCCAGGTACGACAGAGCCCGGACCACCCTGGCCCGGGCCGGACAACGGTCAGCAGTGCAGGTCACGCAGCAGCTGCTCCTTCGCGGCCGCCAGCTGCTGGCCGGTGAGCGTGGCCGGCGGGGCCTCCCGATACACCGCCACCTCGGCGCGCAGGACCGTGCACTGACGGCGGGCGACGTGCTCGGTGTACGCGATGCCCGCCCCGGCCACTCCGAGGACGGACACGACGACGGCGAGCAGCACGTACCAGAGCGGCACCGGCCGCCGGTGCGGGCTCACCGCTCACCCCCCGATGGCGCGGGAGACGGCAACGGCGACGGCGGCGGCGGCTCCGGCGAGGCCGGCACCGACGACAGCCCACCGCCCGGGGTATGCCCCGCCAGCCAGAGTTGCAGCACGCCCGGCCCGGCCATCAGGGCGGCGCTGACTAGCAGCGGCGGCCACCCTGCGCCGGTCACCACGCTGTGGCCGAACCCGGCCGCCCCCACGGCCAGGCAGGTGATGTCCCGCAGCCAGGGGACGCGTTGCTGGAGCGTCACTCACGTGCCTGGCCCGGGACGGCGGTGAGGAGCTCACCGATGCGACGCACGACCTCGTCGGCGGCCAGCTCCCCGCCCAGGCCGACGCGCACCAGCTCGGCCAGCTCGGCGTCGCGCTGCTGCTCGGCCGCCGCCACCTGGTCGATGCGGGCGATGATCGCCGCCGTGTCGAGGCCCTGGACGGCAGCCAGGATCGCCTCCTGCCCGAGCCGCGCCGCCCGCGCCTCCGCGCTGGCCGCCCGGCTCGCCTCCACGGCGGCCTGGAGGGCGTACCCGGCCGTCCACGACTTGTTGCCCTCCTTCGGCTTGGCCGGGTCGCCGTAGTCCGAGTTGTTGTACGGCGGGCGGGCCGCGGGGATGACGTCGGCGGACCAGACGTCGGCGGGAGTCGGCATGTCGTCCTCCAGGGGGTCTCCGAGCGCGATCGCGATGATCCGCTCCATCAGCGACCTGTTCCGGCAGTGCCGGCGGTCGATGGTCAGGTGCCAGTGCCACAGGTGCGACGAGTCCGACGACGCGGCCCGGTCGGCGACGTTGTCCCAGCCGTCGACGACCTTGTCGCCGTCGACGTTGCCGTAGAACTCGCGCACCTCGTCGAGCAGGCCGGCGCGCATCGCGTTGTAGATGCGCTTGGACTGGGCGACCATCTCGCGGTCGGAGCCGGGGGTGAAGTCGAACCCGGCGATGTGCCGTTCCTGCTCGGCGGTCAGCCCCGACTGCACCGTGTAGGTGCGGTTGGTGCAATACCGCGACTTCTTGATCCACTCCTGGGAGCGGTGACCGCCCCGCAGGTGGGCGTTGTCGCCCTTCGTGCCGGCCGCCTCGCGAGGTCGACGCGTGCGGCGGCACAGCTCGTCGCCGAGCCAGTCCATCTCCTCGGTGACGATCTCGCGATTCCAGGACGGCTCGGCCTGGAGCTGGGCGTAGGTGGGCATGGTGCCTCCGTCAGGCGTAGAGGTGGACGAGGACGATGCCCTGCGCGCCGGCGGATCCGGCCAGAGCGGACGTTGACGGGCCCGCCACCGCGCCGCCCCCGCCGCCGCCGTACGCCGACCCGGGGGCCACGTTGTTGTTGCCGGTGGTCACGCCGAGGCCCCGGCCGCCGCCGCCCATCCGCGCCGACCCGCCCGGACCCGACAGCGCCGTCGTGGCACCACCGCGCAGCGCAGGTCCGCCGCCGCCGCCCTTGACGTACCAGTCGCCGGTGGGGGTCGTGGCGCTGGGGACCGCGCCGTTCGCGGCGCCCATGCTGGAGGCCGCCCCGAGGGAGACACCGCCGACGCCGCCGGGTGCCACGCACACCGCGCCGAAGCTGGCCGACGCGCCGTTGCCGCCGGTGCCTCCGGACACGCCTGCGCCGCCTGCGGGGACGGTCACCGTCACCGAGGTCGCGAGCGCGGACATCAGCACCCACGCCGCCGCCCAGTCCCCACCGGAGCCGCCCGAGCCGGCCGAGGTTTGCCCCGCCGGGGTGGTCGCTGTGCCGCCGCCCGCACCACCGGAGCCCTGGCACTCGACCAGGGCCGCCCGAGCCAGGGGGTAGGACGCCTTGGCGAAGGAGGGGGTGCCGACGGTCGCGTAGACGACCGTTTCCAGGTAGCGGTAGCCGGAGTCCAGGCGGCTGACGTCGGTTTCGACGGCGACTGCCAGGTCCTGCATCTGGGTGGGGCCGGCCGGCGGGTCGCCCATCTCCGGGTACGGCCAGTCGTAGATCGGTGTGGTGCCCATGGCGCTCCTACAGGGGGATGGCGACGAGCAGTCGGTCGCCGAACTGGCAGCTGTTGACCGTCTTGTACTTCGCGGTGATGGTGTGCGCGCCCGGGGTGAGGCCGGTCTGGAGGGACGCGGCGGTCATCCGGTCGCCCCGGATCCAGCTCACCGTGTCGGCGGACGCGTCGGAGGCGGTGAACGTGGACTTCACGGAGGTGAACTCGTTGGCGGCGCGGCTGGTGGCCCCGCTGATCTCGAAGCTCATGTAGCCGCCGGCCTGGGTGTCCGCGCCGTTGTAGTCGAACAGGCAGCTCACCATCACCAGGCACCTGCCGGACGGGCCGATGGTGAGGTCGACGGTGGGGCCGGCGGTGGCAAGGTCGGTGAACGTCGCCGAGGACAGGGGTTCGATGCTGGTGACCTGGTCGACGAAGGTGCGGACCATCGACAGCGCCGACGCGGCCTCGGGCGTGCCGGGGATGGTGATGCGGCCGAGGATGAACCACGAGGATTGCCAGGTCAGCAGGGCCACCACGCTGCCCTCGGCGAGGAGGACCGCCTCGTTGGTGTTGAGAATCGGCACGTTCGTCAGCAGGCTCGTGCCCACCCGGATCAGGTTCTCGGCGGTCTGCGGGTTCCAGGCCACCACGACGCCCTGCCGCATGCCCAGGCCCGGGCCCGGCGGCGGGATCAGCAGGGGCACCAGGTCGTCACCGCGCACTCAGATCACCCCCACTGCGATCAGGGTCTGCTCCCGGGTGGCCGCCGTCATCACCCCGGCGGCGGTGAGCGGCACGGTCAGCCGCTCGACGACGTGCACCTCGGACCGGCCGGGGTAGGCGATCCGGACCGGGTCGTGTGGCTCCAGGGCCGGGTTCGGGACCAGCGAGAAGTCCACGCTGTACGGCAGGCCGAGGGCCTTGGTCAGCATCGCTTCGGCCGCGCTTTGCGCCTGGGCGTCGGTGGTGATGAACGGCGAGCTGTAGAAGCGGGGGACCTTGCCGAACGGGCCACCCCACCAGGTTGGGGACTGCTGGTTGCTGTCCACGGCCACCGCACGGGCCGGGGGCACTGTGTCCGCGCCTTCCCCGTAGGCGACCACACCGTTGTAGACGCCCTCGCGGGACAGCTCCCGCGACAGGCTGACCAGCGCCCCGCCCTCGCCGCCGGCCACGGTCAGGACCGGTTCGGTCGGCGTTGGCACGCTGCGGATCACCAGGTGGCCCCGGTGGTCCCACCACCACACCTTGCCGGCGGCGGTGACCAGGTCGTCGAGGAAGGCGTGCCGGTCCTCTTCGGCGATGACGGCCCGGCCCAGCTCGGCCAGGTCAGTCAGGTCGTCCCATTCGATGACCGCCGACGGGTACACCTCCCGCACCAGCTCGTCGACGATGTCGCCGAGCGTCGTCCCGGCCTGGTACTGGATCGGGGCCAGGAGGCGGGCGTCGGACAGGCCGGCCATCCGGTCCCGCGCGGAGATCTGCACCGCACCCCGGGGGGCGTCGGACTGCTCGACGGTGTCGATGCGGTGATACCCGAGGCTCACCAGTTCGCTGAGGCCGTCGCCGTAGGCGATGCCGCGGGCCACCCACACCTCCGCCCCGTACGGGGCGAGCGGACTCGTGGCAGTCGACGGCCACCAGCCGACGCCGGGCACCGTCAGGGACAGGGTGGACCGGACGGTCGCGGTGGCGTCGAGCTGCACGTCCCCGCCCTCGACGGGCAGGTCCACGCCGGGTGGGTCGCTGCCGGTGGTGCCGGCGGCGACGACGCGGGCGCGGACCGCGACCCGGTGTGACCCGGTCACCGCCCGCTGAAACCGGGCGCTGGCTGGCCTCACGGCACGATCACCTCCTCCGGGTCGCCGATCAGCTCCAGCAGCTCCGCCCACGTGGCGTGGGCCGCGAGGAGCTCCGTCCACGTGGCGTACCGGGCGGCGACGCTGGTCCAGGTGACGGTCGCGCCGAGGATGTCCGGGCCGGGGGCGGCCACCTCGACCAGGTCCCAGGGCACCAGCCGCCGCGGTGACCGGCGGGCCGGCCGGGTGGTTTTCGCGCCGGTGACGACGACGTAGCCGCCGGGTACCTCGCAGTCGGCGGGGACCTGCACGAGCAGGGGGTCTCCGGAGGCGACGATCAGGTCCAGGGTGCGGGCCTCGTCGGTCGTGGCCAGCAGGGTCATGGTCCAGCGGCGGCTGGACGCCACGTCGGTGGTGACCACTGGGAGGGTCCGGCCGATGACGTCGTGGATGCCGGCGCGGGTGGGCCGGTCGATGTCGGAGTAGTCCTGCACGACCACGGTGCGGTTGAGGAACGGGCGGGTGAGGCTCTTGACCCACACTCGATCGATCACGGGCGTGATCGTGGCCGTGTCCCCCGTCGGCCCCTCGTCGACGAGCCGGTACTGGTTCAGCACGCCCGGGGTGAACTCGTAGTCGTCCAGGGCGAGGCTGCCGGCGCCGGGGGTGATGGCGATGCCGCCCCGCACGACCGTCCACCGCACCCCGTCGGTGGACCGCTCGACCCGGTGCGGGTCGGTGGACAGACTCGCGCCGGCCAGCCGCACCCGGGCCAGGGGCCCGTCCCACGTCGCCGTCAGGCTCACCGCGCCCTCCCCGCTCCGGCGGTGACCCGCCGCCGTACCTGCCGGTCCCGATCCGAGATCTCGACCCGCACGATGTCCGTGATCTCCCGGTCGCCGACGAAGACCCGCACTTCGGCGTGGATGTGGTTCTCGACCACCGGCGCGGCCGGAGCGGTGGTCCGGACCGCGTCCTCGATCATCGTGGCGAGCTTGCCCAGCGGGGCCACGGCTTCGTCCTGGCCGCCCTCACCGATGACGGCGAGGGTGCCGCCGCGGCGAGCCGACACGACGCCGCCCTGGGCCAGCATCGGTAGCTGCGGCATCGAGAAGCCGTTGCCGCCGAACTCGGGCACCCAGGACGGCACGGTGAAGCTGAGCCGGCCGACCGTGTTGTTCCAGAACCGGGCGATCGCGTTGAACGCCTGCCGGAACGGGGACGACAGGATCGAGGCGAGGTTGCCCAGCCCACGCTTGATCCGCGCACCCAGCCCCGACACCCACGACACCAGAGCGGCCAGCTTCTCGACGATCCAGTCCTTGACCCTGCCCACCCCAAGCTGCCACAGCTTGAAGATCAAAATCGCGCCCTGGATGCCGGCAACGATCCGGTCCTTCACCCAGCCGATCGCGGTGACGAGCAGGCCGAACACCCACTGCGCGTACGCCCACCACGCCTTAAGCGCGGTCTGGATGGCGGCCCACGCGTACTTCCAGGCGGTCTGGAACCACGTCGTCTTCGTGGCGATCAGCACGATGATCGCGATGAGGGCGACGATCGCGATGATGATCAGCCCGACCGGGTTGGCGCTCATCGCGATGTTGATCAGCCACTGCGCGGCGGCCCATGCCTTCGTCGCCACCGCCGTGGCCACCATCGCCACTCGCTGAGCGGCCATGCTGACGATCGCGCGGCCTCGGGCGAGGATGCCGCCGTTCGTCGCCGCAGTCTCCGCGACCTGGGCGGTGGTGGCCACCCGGCGGGTGGCCGTGTTGGCGTTCAACGCGACGGTCTGCGCCTGAATGGCCGAGCGCATGCCCCAGTTCGCGGCGACCTCGGCAACCCGGATCGGGAGGGCGGCCACGGCGGCCGCGTTCGCGCCGACCTGGGCCACCTTGGAGATGACGAACCCGGCGGCCAGGACGGGCAGCAGCTTGGCGAGCAGGTCCAGATGGTCAGCCAGGAACGACACCACCGTGCCGCCGACCTTGATCGTGTCGAAGAAGGTGCCGGCCGGCACGTCCGCCCCGGACGCCGCCGCCGCGATGCCGGAGATGATGTCGCGCAGCCCCGCGAGCACTGCCGACACCCGCTGCTGGCCCTCGGCGGACTCCAGCCACTCCCGCAGCGCCGCCGACCCCTTGACGAGCATGTCGACGGTGGAGCCGCCATCGTCGCCGGCCCGCAGGATGGCCCGCACGCTGCCGACGACGTTGGAGGCGATCGCCCCGAACTGCCGCAGCACGGCGACGCCGTTGCTGATCCACGCCTGCATCTGCCCGGACTCCCGGGCCGCCGTCGACCACTTCTCGAACCGCTCGGCGATCGTGCCGACCTCGCCGGCGAACCCGGGCAAGAACGTCGCGCCGACCGCCGCCCACTGGAGCAGGCCGTTGATGATCGGGCGGACCGCTCGGGACAGCCGGTCGGCGGTGGACGTGGTCGCGCCGAGGATCGCGTCCACGTCCCGGATCGCGTCCCGCGTCTGGAACAGGCCGGTCGTCTGCCGGATGGCCCGGTTGAACGCGTTGCCCATCCGGATCAGGAACTGCTCGGCCCGGGGCAGGTAGATCCCCGACAGGTCCCGGATGTCGGCGGCCACACCCCGGAACGTGGCCTGCTGCCCGCTCCGCGCGGCAGCCTCCCACGCCGGGGCCAGGGCGCGCAGTGTCCGGATGACCGCCCGGCCCGCCGGGGACAGCCGGTTGAGGGCCTCGGTCGCCGGGTCGATCCCGCCCGAGGCGGCACCCTGCCCGGCATCCCGGACCGCGTCCTGGGCCTCGGCGAGCCGCTCGGCGGCCTCGGTCACCCGCTGCTGGGCGTCGCGCTGCCGGTCCAGCGCATCGCGGACCGCGTCGGAGCCTTCGACGCCCTTACGGGCCGCCTCGGCCTGTTCCTCGCCCAGGTCCTTGGCCGCGTCCTGCGCGGACTCCAGGCCGAGCTGGGCCCGCCGGACCGCCAGGTCCGCCCGGCGGATCAGGTCCGGGGCGTCCCGGCGAGCATCGGCCAGGGCCTGCTCGGCCGCCGTGATGGCCTTCGCGTCGCCGGACGCCCGGGCCTTGGCCAGATCCTGCTCGGCCCGCGCGACCAGACCCTGAGCGTCGGCCAGCTCCCGGCGGGCATCGTCGAGCCGGAACGTGGCCTCTTCCTCGTCGAGCTGGGCATCCCGGACGGACCGGCTGAGGTCTTCGAGGCGTTCGGCCTCGTCCTTACGGGCCCGGGTCACGTCCTGCTGGGCCCGCAGGGCATCCCGCTGGGCATCGGCCAGGGCCCGGGTAGCGGCCCGCACCTGCCGCTGGGCGGCCTCGACCTGCCGGCCCGCAGCGGCAGCCGAGCCACCGCCGCCGGCAGCGGCCTGCCCGGACGCCTTCCACGCGTCGGCCATCCCGAACGTGACAGCGCGCAGGGCGGCGCCGGCCACCGCCGCGGCGGCGAGAGCGCCAGGGATCAGCCACACCGCACCGGCCGCCCGCGACGCGGTGGCCGCCAGGGCGATCGCGTACGCGGACACGCTGCCCAGGGCGGCGCCGAGCACGGCGACCCGGCCCGCCGACCGGGCGACCGCAGCCACCTTCGACGACACCCGGTCGACGGCCCGCTCCGCCTGCGACGCGGCCCGCTGCGCGCCGGCCGCACTGCCACCGAAGTTGATGTTGATGGTGCGTCCGGCCACGGGTCACCCCCGCTCGAAGTCGGCGGCCAGCCGGTCGGCGGCCTGGCGGTGCTCGGCGGCGATCGCGGACGACTGCTCCTCGATCGTGGCCAGGAACCAGTAGCTGCCCGCGCCGAGGTGGGGGCGGAACTGCCGCAGGTTGTCCGACCCGAACTCGCTGCCGAACAGGATCTTGTGAGCGGGCTTGCGGCGACGGCCGACCAGGGTGTTACCGCCCACCACGACCTGCGGCAGCCCCCGAGACTGCTGCACCCGGATCGTCGGGGCCATCAGCGCGGCCTGCCGGGAGTCCGACCGGGCCGACGCGGCGGCAGCGGCGGCGAGCAGCGACGCGATCCGCCGGTTGGCTTCCCGCAGCTCCCGGTCACCCGAGCTGCCCAGCCGGCGGAGAGCGGCGACGGCGGCTCGGTCTCCGGTGACCCGGGCCGTGATGATCTGGTCCTGGGCCACCGCCACCCCCGTGGGTCATCCGCTCATCTGCGGGCCGTCGCGGTCTGGCCGCGCCCGCTGCCCCTTCGCGATCAGGTCGCAGGCCGTCACGATCGCCCGCTCGCCCTCCTCGGCCCACACCGACGGTGGGATGCCGGAGTGCAGGGCCAAGGCGATCAGGGACCGGCTCAGGGAGCCGGACGGGTAGGGTCCGGCTCCTCGTTCTCCTCGAACTCCAGCTCGACGCTGGACTCGAACTCGGCGAGGGTGCCGTCGAACATGTTCTGCCGCTTCGCGGAGATCCACGCGATCTTGTACATGTCGGTGATCCGCAGGCCCTGGGCGATGGAGCCGAACGTCGCCCCCTTGGTGGTCTTCTCCCAGACCAACACGTCGCGGCTGCCAGCGGTCAGCTCGAACTCGTCGCCCTCGTCCGGCTTGATCTTGAAGTCGAACACGCTGCTTGCTCCTCAGATGGTGATGACAGCGCGGGTCACCGACGCGACCGCGCTGTAGTCGACGAACGCCCGGCCCGCGTCGGCCGAGTCGTACGGCTGGCCGAACGTGCGGGCGGGCAGGGGGCCGATCAGGCGGGTGCCCGACGCCGGGACCGACACCACCAGGTCGGCCACGTCGAGGCCGTCCTGGGCGGCCGTCGCCTCGACGGTGACCGTGATCGGGCTGCCCGACCCGTTGGTGACCATCAGGGCCACCCGGCCGCAGTCCACGATGTCCCCGTCGGCCGGCGGCGCGGTCAGCGCCGGGTTCAGGCCGGTCCGGGTCACCTGCTGCGTGGTGACGCTCGCCCGCGCCATCAGGCACCGACCCGGCTGTAGACGGGCTTGCCCACGCACTGGAGCGTGACCTCGGTCTGCTCCGTGGTGCGGGCCTCACCGCCCACCGACGGAGCCTTGATGAGCACCTCACCGGTCCACCGGACGTGCTCCGCCGGAATGTCCGGGTGGTGGTCGATCGTGAAGGGCAGCGTCTCCCCATCGTGCATGGTCAGGAAGTCGCTGACCCCGTCCTCACGCCAGTCCGAGAAGAAGGTGACCTCCAGGGCCCAGTCCGGGTCCGCCTCTTCCCGGCTCTCGCCGTCGGGGCACTGGGTGTAGATCTTCTCGCCGTCGTCGGAGTTGTTCGACAGGGTCCACGACTGGACCTGGCACTCGAACTGCTCGCCGTCGAGCCCGAACTGAATCTGCTTGATCTTGCGGTGGTGAATGCTCACGTCAGGCTCCTAAGGCCATGTCGACTTGGATCTCGTACGCGGGCAGGTCCCCGCCACTGGCCGGATACGTCCCCGGGTCGGCCCGCACCACCACCGCGTCATCGACCGCGTCGAGGGCGGCGGCGACCCGCAGGACCAGTTCCATCAGCCGGCCGGCGGCCCGGGCGTTGTCGGCGGGGACGACCACGTACACCAGCCACCGGGCCGACGTCGGCCCGGCACACATCCCTTCCCACGTCAGCGACGGCACCCCCACCACCAGGGCCGGCGGAGACACCCCCGCCCCGACATCGGGGTGCAGCCGGGCGCCGTCCACCGCGCGCAGGGCGTCCCGCAACACCTTCTCCGCCTGCTCGATGACGTTCATGCCACCGCCAGCAGCGCGTAGGGGCTGATCAGGGATTCCACGTCGGGATCCCACCGGGACAGACGCGCCGAGCCGAACTCGGCCGACCTCACCAGGCCCTCCGGGGAGTCCTGCCGCAGATACAGCCGGGACGCGAGCAGCAACGTGGCCATGCCGATCTCCTCGGGTACCGCCGGCCATCCCCAGCGGGCGGTGACCCGCAGGCGAGTTCCGTGCCAGGGGCCGGACACCTCGGTGTAGGGCCAGCCCTGGCCGAGGGCGTTGACTGGGCCGAACTCGGGCGACGCCACCGGCGACCAGGTGCTGCCGCTGCTACTCTCCACGGTCAGGCCGTCGACGCTGCCGATGTCGTCGACCAGCAGCAGGCCGTCGGTGGTGAGTCGCCCGGCGGCACCGAACACGCGGGCCGTGGGGGCCGCGTCCAGCCAGAACCGGCGGCCGGTCTTGCGGTCGATCTGCCGCGACGCCGCCGCCAGCGCCTTGCCCAGCAGCAGGTCGCTCGCCGAGTCGTCGATCCGCCGCATCCCCCGCAGCTCGGAGAGGGTGGCGTACAGGTAGCCGTCGGCCGCGCCCGCGGTGGTCACGGTGACGACCTCGGACGCCTGAATGCCGCCATCGGCGGACCACAGCACCAGGTACTCCCCGGCCGCCGTGTCAGGCGGGATCGCCCACGTGTACGAGTACAGGCCGAGGGCCTCGCGCGTGATGCCCGTCGACGTCGGCCCGACCACCGCCGGCCCGCCGCCGAGCGGTGAGATCCGCACGGTCAGGCCGGTGACGTCGGCAGCCGGCCCGCCCGCCCAGGCGGTCCACTGCGATGTCAGGGCCGCCGACGTGCCAGCCACGTACGTCACGATGACGCCCCCCGGTAGAAGGACAGGCCGTCGAGGCCGAGGTAGCCGGCGGCGCCCGTGGCGACGTGGGGCAGCGACAGCCGGCCGGAGGTGTCGATCGTGGCGATCGCGGCGAGGTTGGAGCTGGGTCCGGTCCGCACGGACAGGGTGATGGTTTCCACCGGCCAGTGCGCCTCGCCGAGCGTCGCCAGGACCGTGCCCGCCGCGAGCGTGGCCGACCATGTCAGCCGACCACGCAGGTAGACCCGGTTGTAGATCGCGTCGAGCTGACTGGCGACGGTCGGGTACCCCGCGCCGGCCCAGGCCACGCCAGAGCCGGTGTTGAGGGTCGCGGCCAGCCAGGCGGGCGGGGCGTCCAGGACCAGGTTGCGACCGACGTGCAGGTCGCGCACCGCGTACGAGTCGCCGTTGGCGCGGGTGTGGAACTGGTCGACGTTGTTGGAGTCCGCGAACGACCCGATCGGCTGGTTGGTGCCGTTCTTGCTGGAGTGGCACGCCGCCCGGAAGGCGTACTGCTCGGCTGCGTCAGCGTGGTTCGGCACCCGGGCACGGGCGCACCCGAAGCCGTTCGTGTAGAACCCGCGCTGCCCTTCGTACTGGGTCTGGGTGATGTCGGCGCCCTCGGCGCCGCCGGTCACTCGGGCCCGGTTGACTGTGACGGTCTCGCCGGCTGCTACGTTCGCCGCTCGGGGAAGCAGGTCGGCTGCTACGGCCGCCGCCGTGCCGGCCGGGTCCGCGCCCACGTCGCCCGCGTCGAGATCGACCACGCCCGACTCGTCGTTGACCGACGCCACGTAGCTGCTGCTCACCGTGCCCGACGCGGTCACACCATCACCCCCTGCTGGTCGGTGCTGTGCGCCCGGACGTACCGGGTCCTGACTATTCGGTGGGCACGCCGGCCGCGTCGAGCAGCGGCCAGATGTCCTCCCGCCGCGCGCCGTCGGGCACGTCGACCTGCCACGCGGCGGCGTACTGCTGCCACGCCTTGTCACCCGACCCGGGGCCCTTCCTCGGTGGCGGCGAAGGCCGCTCCGGGTCGCCCGTACGTTCCGGGGTGGCCGGCGGGACGGCGGTCTCCCGAGCCGGACCGGGCGGGGGCACGTCGTGCTCCGGCACCGGCCGGGTGGTGGTCTCCCGGACCGGGGGCTGAAGGTCGACCAGGCGCGCCCGGCGGCCGTCCGCCCACTGTTCGGCGTCGGCCTGGTCCAGCTCGACGAGCTGCCCCCGCCGCCACGAGAAGTCGTCCCCGGCGATGCCGGTGAGGACCTCGATGACGGCCATCAGGCTTGCACGGCGGGCATCACCCGCGGGTTGGTCAGCACCACCTGCGCCAGGTACACGGCCCCGGTCGCGGGGCTGCCCGACGCCGTGATGACCGCCCGCAGGTACCGCTTGCGGCCGAGGTAGCCGAGCACGAACACCTTGTCGTCGTCGGCGGCCACGATCGCCGGTTCGGTGCCCTGGAGCTGGGCGTCGGGGACGGCCGCCCACGTCGAGTTGTCGTCGGAGTGCTGGAGCTCGACGGTGTGGGTGCCGTCGGTGACGGTGCCGGTGGTGACCACGAGCGCGGCGGCCTGGTACATGGCGCCGGACGCGGCCCGGTCGACGCTGGTGCCGGTCGTGGTGGTGGTGCGGGCCGCGGCGGGCCCGATGGTCGTCTTGGGCAGGATGCTGGCGTACGGGTCCTTGTCCGACATGATCGGTCCTCACCGTGAGCTGGTCGGGTGCGCCCGGGACGGCAGGCTGGCCGCCGTCCCGGGACTGGATGGGTGTGGCGGGGTCAGGACGCGGCGTGCTGGTAGACGCGGTAGGCGTTGGGGTCCTGCACCATGCCGTCGGCGCGCGCCCACGACAGGAACGCGGCCTGGAGGTACTCGGCGTAGCGCTCGTTGAGTCGCAGCATCGACACGTCCCGCACCCGGCGGATGACGTACGCGGCGCGGATGTCGCCGTAGATGATCGTCTTCGCCGACGCGGCGGGGACCGGCATCGAGTTGTCGACCGTGTACGGCCGGCCGTTGATCGTCGACACCATGCCGGGCGCCGGGACCGGCACCCACAGGGGCCGGTCGTCGCCGTCCTTCAGCTTCCGCAGCACCTTCAGCATCCCGTCGGCCAGGATGTAGCGGGTGTTGGCGGTGCGGTACGCCGGGTCGATGGAGTGCTCCAGGTCGACCAGGTCCTCCCAGATGATGGAGGTGGTCTGCCCGTTCGCGCCGGTCCGGCCGACGGTCGCGTTGGTGAGCAGGCCCTCGGGCTCGTCGACGCCGGTGCCGGTGAGCCAGGCGCGGGCCTGCCGGCGGCCGATGCGCTCACCGAGCTTGCGGCTCATCAGGGAGTCCACGTCGACGATGGCGTCCTGGAGCAGGGCCAGCGGCCACTTGACCATCTTCGAGGAGAAGATGTGGGCCTTGAGCTTGCGGCCACCGAACTTGACGTCCTGCTCGCCGACCTGCTCGTTCTCGCCGAGGATCTCACCCTCGTTGCTGGTGTCGTCCATGGTCAGCCACGGCAGGTCGTTGCCGGTGCTGGTGGTGATCTCCTCGGCGAACTGGGCGACGCCGCCGAACGCCTTCATCACCTCGGTCATCTTGTTGCGGAACCCGTCGGGCACCAGGAACCCGCCGGCCGCGTCCGACCCGGACGACTGGGCGCGCAGCTCGACGTGGTTGCCCTCCAGCAGCTCCCGCTGCTCGACGGTGAGCCGGCCCATGCCGCGGGCGATGTAGGCGCGGAACGCCTCGTCGTACCGCTTCTCGGTGTCGCCCCCGCCGTGGCGGTTCTCGCCGCCGTCGGGATCGACCTGGCCGCGGTCGACGTCGTCGAGCTTCGCGGCCCGCTCGAACCGCTCGATGTCGGCCGACGCCTCCGACAGGTCGGCCTCGGCCGCGTCCCACGCCGACCGTTCCTCGCCGGTCAGGTCCCGGCCCTCGTCGTCGGCCTTGCGGCGGATCTCCTGCATCTGCGCCCACGTGCGGTTCTGCTTCTCGATCGCCCGCTTGAGCAGCGTCGCGCTCATCGTTGATCCTCTCTGCCCTAGCGGGCGGGGTTGCCCAGGCTGCGGTAGCGCGCCTGGTAGCCGCGCATCACGCGGTCGATGTGGTCACGGTGCCTGCGGTCCGGGGCCGGGTCGGCGGGCCGCTCCATCTGCTTGAGCAGCTCCCGCCACTGCGCCTGGTACTCGCCGCCGTGCTCGGCGCGGCGGGCGACCGCCGCGTAGTCACCCCGGGCGCGTAGCGCCGGCAGCGCGCCGTGCCGCAGGTCCGCCTCCGTGGTCGGGAACGCCGGGAACGTCACCGCGGACACCTCCAGCAGCTCGATCTCCCGGATCAGCCGCAGGTCCGCCTGGTACACCTCGACCTTGCCGTCGGCGCGGGGCTCCTCGACTTCGATCTCCTGCCACTCCGCGCCGCCGGCAGCCACGTAGAAGCCGATGGACATGCCGGTGATGCGCCGCTTCTCGACGTTGCGGCGCAGATCACGCACGTACGACAACTCCTCGTCGAGGTCGGAGTCGACCTCCACGCCCCGGCTGGTCTCGGTGAGGGTCAGGTCCCCGGCCGACACCCGGGACACCAGGTAGTAGGTGTCGTGGTCGATGAGCATCCGCTGGTCGAACTCGGCCAGGGTGCGGGTCGCCGCACCGGGCGCGAACTCCTCGAAGAACCCCCAGCCCTTCGGATCACCGATCGCGGCACGGACCCCGTACACGGCGGCGAGGCCAGCGAAACGCTGGGCGTCACCGTCGGCGCGTAGCTCCACGCCGGCCTCGGTCAGGCCGAGGGTGCGCCGCTCCTCACTCCTCATCGTCGTCGGCCCCCTCGTCGTCGTCCTCGTCGTCCGGCACCGGCTCCGGCGCGGGCGCCGGTTCGGGGTCGGGTTCGGTGCCGAGCGGCACCATGTTCAGCGGCTGCAACCGCACGTCCCCGCCCGGCACCGGCGGCCGGTCCTCCAGGTCGAGGATGTCGTTGGCGGAGAACGCGCCGACCTGCCGCATCACGTTGTAGAAGGCGGCCCGGGCGGGCGAGTCGCCGCGCAGCAGACCGTTGACGTTGTAGCGGACGTCCCGTTCGGCCTGCCCCGGCTCACCGAACAGCTCCATCTCCACCCGTTGCTCCGTCGGGGCCAGCCACGTCGGATGCAGGTCGAAGGTGATCCACCCCTGCGCCTGCTGCTCCAGCCCGGTACCCCACGACGTGGACTTCTGGGTCTCGAACAGCAGGAACAGCGGCACCCCGAAGAACCGGGCGATCTCCGGCACCGCGAACTGCCGGGTTTCCAGGAACTGGGCGTCCTTGAGCGGCATCGTGATCGGCGCGAACTTCGCGTTGGAGTCGAGCACCACCACCTTGTGGGCGTTCTCCAGCCCGCCGGTGCGGGCCTCCCACCGCCGCTGCAACGCCTCGGCCTGCCCCTGCTCCAGCCGCTGCTCCACCTGGAGCACGCCGGACAGTTGGGCGCCGCGGGCGAAGAACCTGCTCCCCGACTTCTCCGCCGCCCGCGCCAGACCGATCGCGCCCATCGCGTTGCGGATCGGCGACGCCCCCGTCATCCCGTCGAAGCCCAGGCCGGGAATGTGCAGGATCTCCCTCGGGGTCATCGGCACGGTGACACCCCAGTCGTCGGTCACCCAGAACCGCTTCCGGTACGGGCCACCCGGCCGGAGCCGTTCCACCTGCACCCGGTCCGGGGTGACCGGCCACAACTCGGTGACCTGGCCACCCCGGTTCCGCAGCTTCTGCACGTAGGTGTTGCCCCACAGCAGCCGGTGCACGTACGCCAGCCGCCACAGCTCCAACCTGGTCATCTCTGGATTCGGGCGACGCAGCAGCGGCGCTGGCACCCGAACCTTGCTGTCCGGCTCAAACACCCGCAGCGGCAACGCGGCAGCCACCCCGGCGGTCACCGACACGCACCGCCACACCGCCGACATCTGCATGCTCGACCGCTCGGTGACCGGCACCCCCGCGTCGGTAGAGGACGCGCCGAGCACGAACTCCTGCAACTGGTCGGCGGTCAGCGGCACCGTCGGATCCTGGACGCTGCGCCGCTCGAACAGCGCCTGCAACGCGGTCACGGACTACCCGCCCGGTACGCGGCCACCGCCCGAGCCAGCCGCTCCAACGGCCTCGGCTCCGTACGTGGCCGGGCCCGCGCCGCCCGCGCGTTCGCCACCACGACCAGCACCACTGCGGCAGCCAGGAACGCCCACCGCGCACCCCAGCTCGCGGCGAAGGCGATCAGGAACCCGTAGCCGGCCACCTCCATCAGGTTGTTGACCAGCGCACCGGCCCGGGGCCCGCCGCCGGGGGTGGTAGGCGTCGCCATGGACTGCTCCCGTCACCAGATGTTCGGCGCGGCCTCCTCCACCAGGAGAGGCACGCAGGTTTCCACCGCCCACACCCCGAGCGTCACCGCCAGCACCGGACCCGCAGACGGCTCCGTGTAGTCCCACGCCGTGCCCCCCGCCAGCGACCGGGTGCCGGTGGCGGCCAGGCCCACGTTCAGCGGAGCCTCATCAAGGTGGAACAGGCGCTTCTGGTCCACGACGGCGTCGAGGAACAGGCCGTACGCGATGGCCACCTCGGCCGCCCACGGCACCATCAGGTCGCCGCGACGGGGCTTCTCCTTGTCCTCCGCCTCGGTGATGCCCTGCTCGGCGAAGGCGGTGAACAGAGTTCCCGTCGGACCCTTGTCCTGGGCCACCACGAACAGCGGGTTGTGCTTCTTCTTCAGCACGGCCACCCGGGTCGGCACCCAGTGGGTGCCCGACCGGTGGTCGACGATGGAGGCCAGCAGCGACCCGTCCGGGCGGGCGCCCACGGCGGCGATGGTGGTGTGTGTCCTCGTCGAGTTGACCTGGACCACGAACACAACCTCGCCCGGACGCACCACCCTGGCGGGGTTGCCGTCCCGGACCGCAGGATCGACCTGGTTGCGCCACACCTCGGTCGGGATGACCCCGCCGCCGCGAGCGCGGATCTCCTTCGGCCAGATGCCGAGCCGCTCCCGGGGATACCCGGTCCGGTCGGACCGGAGCTCCCGCTGGATCGTCTCCAGGCTGATGCGGATGCCGTAGGCGGGGTTCGCGGCCACGGCCGTCGCCAGGTCGTCGAGGTCGACCTGGAGGTCTTCGAGGTCACCCGGGTGTCCCCAGTCGCGATAGCCGAGCGAGGGGTCCTGCTCCCACGGCCCGTCATCCGGTTCGCGGGGAGCGGTCGGGTCGCCCCGGCGCCGCAGCTCGTACATGATCTCGCCGCTGTCACCCTTCAGCGGCGGCGAGCTGGTGTAGATGATCTGCGGGTTCGGGCGGGCGGAGAGGGTATACAGCAGGGCGGCGTGCTGCTCCCGGGTGTAGGCGAACGTCTCGTCGATGATGTTGACGTCACCGGACATGCCCCGGCCGCCACCGGCGGAGCGGGCGATGAACAGAATCCGGGCCCCGGTGTCGAGCCGTTCGAATCCCTCGTCGCCGTTGGTGTTGCTGATCTTGACGAGGACGTCGCCCTCGGACGGCTCCCCGGTCTCCTCGTCGGTGACGATCGCCGGCACCAGCCACAGGTTGTCGTCGTGCGGCTTCACCTTCGTGCCCAGCGCCCGGATCAGCGCCTTCACCCGGCGGAACAGCTCCATGGCGGTCTTATAGAGGTGGGCCGACCAGAGAATGAGCTGCTCACCCAGCAGCAGGAACCCGGTCAGGGCCCGTGCCTCCAGGACACCGCCCTTGCCGTTCTGGCGGCTGACCCACTCGCAGTGCTCGTAGCACGCCCACTTGCCGTCCTCCCGGGCGGCGAGCATCAGGGTCAGACTGTCGACCTGCCAGTCGTCGAGCGGGCGTCCCGCTCGGGCCATCAGGTCCGCGCCTTCATCGGCGAAGGAGTACGCGTACTCCGGGTGCGTCTCAACCCGCGGTTTGGCTGCCCCTCTTGGCGGCAATCCGAGCGGCGAGGTTCGTGACGCCGGCAACCCCACCACCTCCTGAACTGGCCGGCTTGGCGGTCGCTTTGCCCACCCCGCCCCCACGCGACTGCCGCAACTCGGCCAGCAGCCGCGCCAGGGTGGTCTGCTGCTGACGGGCCTCGGCCAGCGCGTTGTTGAGCACCACCTTGACGATCGACCCGTCCTCGTTGGCCGAGTGCAGCCGCACCCAGGCGTCCTCGTCGCCCCGCAGGATCCGGTCGAGCACGTCCAGGCGGTCCGCCGTCCGGCACGCCTCCGCCAGGGTCACCCGCTCGGTCGGTCTCAGCGGCGGGCCCTCACCGGTGACCTGCTGCCACATCCAACGCCCTCGGGGGCCGAACTCGACCATCACCTCAGCAGCCGGCGGCGACGTCACGGCGTCACGCGTTACGGGAGCCGTCACGGGTGACGCGTAACGCTGCGGGGCCGCTTTCTGCTGCTCGGCACGCTTGCGCTCGCGATACCGGCGCTGCCGCTCGGCGGCGGTCCGGTCGGCCATCCCGCCTCCATGATCCATGCGGGGGGAGATGCGGGAGATCAGGGCGTGGGATCCCCTATCGCTGCTCCCAGACTTTTGACCCGCCCCTCCCCTCTGACCTGCTGCGATGCGCCTGTCACCACTCGATTGCTGGTGTGAACATGGCCTCGATTGGGCGCGCGCCGCGTTCCTGGTTGCAGAGTCGGCCGCAGGTGGGGCAGGGGTTGGGTGGTGCTGCGCCTCGTGTTCCATGGGCGGGGCGCATGTCGTGTGGGTCGATGCGCTGGCCTGGGTCTAGCGATACGGGCGTAAGGTGGTCTGCTGTGTATGCCCCGTCGTGGCCGCACAGGTGGCAGGTGTGGCCGTAGATGGCGAACATCTGCTCACGGGCGGTGCGGTAGGGGCGGCCTGTGCGGTGGCGTGAGCGTGGCATGGGCCGCCCCCGGGTGTGCTACTGGGTGTAGAACCATCCGCAGCAGGCGCATACGGCGAGTACGGGTAGGCCGATGCAGATGATGTAGATCCAGAATTGGGCGGCGGCGAATCGGTTGGCCCAGGTGGCGGCTCGGTGCGCCTTGTGGAGGGCGTCCATTTCGGGGTCGTGGGGCATCGGGCCATGGTGGCGGGTGTTGTCCAGGGGCGCTGTCGGGCGTCCGTCAGTGGGGGGTGTGCGGGCAGGCCCCGCCGCCAAGGCCTGCCCGCTTCCCCACCCCTCGCCCGAGGTTGGCCTGGATGCGCGACAGCCCGCCACGTGGGCGGGCTGGGCTGGTACGGGCCTCGAAGTCTCGGCTACGAAGCCGCCGAGCGGGCGTTACGCAGACTCCACCTGCTGGGTCTGTGAACAAATGATGCGTTCAGGCGGCGGCAAGGTCAAGTCGCCGCGCTTGCGCCCCTTCCCGCCGAGCCTGATCGGGGCTTCGATGGCGCTCGCCTCGTCAAGGGGTGAGAAGTCGTCGGCGGTGACGGTGAGGCCTTTGCGGTCGCGCCAGCGGCGGACCATGGCGGGGCTGACGTCTCGGCCGAGTCGGTGGGCGAGCTGCTGCACGGTGCCGTACTCGCGTTCGGTGCCGTCGGGTCCGATGATGCGGTGCAGGGGTCGGGTTCCGGGGCATCGGCCGGTGGCGTCGAACCTCAGGTGGCAGTGGTCGCAGCGTCCGTCCACGATTCGCTTGTCCCTCACTGGGTGGCTGGATAGTCGGTCGCAGGGGGCCAACGCACATACTGGTCAGTATGGTGCGCGTTTCCTGGCGCTTTCCTGTAAATAGTTGACGTTGAAACCGCTTAATGACAGGTATCGGGTGCCTCAGCGGCAGGTGCAGCGGGCGATGGCCCGGAGGCATCCGTGGCAGCGCAGGGTGTAGCCGTCGCGGTCGTACGCGCCGAGGTAAGTCCGCCATCGCCGGCAGGTGCAGCGGGGCAGCGCGTTGCGGCGGAGGAGCTCGGCGGCGAGGTCTTCGGTGGGGACGTGGGTCAGGTCGGCCATCGGTCGGTCCTCTCGGGTCAGGGCCCGGGGCGCGCGACCCCGGGCCCCGGGTCGGTCAGCTCTCGGTGAACTCGCGCACCGGGGCGTTGGCGATGCCGGACGGGTGGACGTAGTGGCTGATCGGTCCGTCGTCGGCGGTTTCGGTGATGGCGATGTGGTGCTTGCCGTCAGCGTCTGCGATCGCCTCGGCGAGGATGATCCGTTCGGCGGCGGGCGTAGCGGGCATTCGCCGGTCGTGGCGGATGAGGATGAGGGCTCCGCCGTGGAGGTGGGCGAGGACGGCGATACGGCGGATCGGGGTCCAGCCGAGAGCGACTTTCACCGCGCACCTCCGACGACGGCGGCCCGGGGCCAGATCCCGTCGCAGGCCGCGCACACCACCGCCCGGTCCGGCTCGGGGCCGGCGGTGGTGACCTCTAGGCGGCGCTGGCCGCAGGTCGGGCACGCGTGCCCGGCGAGCGGGGTGCGGGCGGGGCCGGTGCGGAGGGTGCGGCGGGCGGACTCGTCGAGCCGGCGCAGAGCCTGGGCGGTGCGCTCGGCAGCGAGGGCGGACATCTGCGGCACGGCGAGGCGGATACGGGTGACCGGATCCATGCCGGGCGCTCCGGGGAGCAGGCCGGCGATCGGGTCGAGCTCGCGGAGGATGTCGCCGAGGGCGGCGGCGTAGGGGTCGGGCCTGCGGGGGGCCCATGCGCCGAGGGCGTGGTTGGCGGTGGGGTCGCCGTGGCCGCCGAGTGCGGTGCGGCGGCCCCACGCCGGGGAGTGCAGGGGGACGTCGCCGTCGCGGTCGCCGTGGACGGCGTTGGCGATGGCGTCCTTGGCGCGCTGTTCGAGCTGGGCCAGCGCCGCCTGGAGGCTCCAGGCGGCGGCCAAGGCGTGCAGGTGGTGCGGGGTCAACGGGTCCTCCGGCGGAGCAGGTGCGGGATGGGCTGGGCGATGAACACGGCGGCGAGGGCGAGCAGGACGGCGGCGCCGTCGTGGGTCCAGGCGTCGGCGGCGGCTGCGATACCGAGGGTGCCGGCCACCCCCGCCACCGTGGCGGTGGCGAGGATGGCCAGCAGGCGGCGTGCGGTCACCGGTGGCCCCGACGCTCAAGCTCGGCGACGAGGGCGTTCAGTTCGGCGACGACGCGACCGCGCTCGCTGCTGTCCGGGTACAGGTCCGTGTCTGGCCACCCCTGTTCTAGGGCGGTGCGGACGACACTCGCAGCACGCCAGCACGCCTCCCGCTTCGCAGTGCGCCTGTCCACCGCTCAGCCCTCCCGCGTGCCGGTCACCGGGCGCTCCGGCCTCGGCGAGCAGTGCGGTGAAAGGCGACCCACTCCAACCCGCTGCCGACCCGGGCAAGTGCCGGCCGGCAGGTGGGGCAAGCCGCGTCCCCGGCGGGTTGAAGCACGAGCGGGCCCTCGCAGTACCCGCAGCGGCCGGGTACGGGGATGGGCAGCACAAGTTGCACCGATCAGCCCTCCACGTCGGCGGACGCGAGTCGGTGCGGCACCTTCCGCCACTCGCGCCCTTCGCCGTTGATCAGGGTGACGATGAGGGCGTACGGGGCGGTGGGGTGGTCCTCGATGCGGCGAACGGTCCAGGTGCCGCGCCAGGGTGAGTCGGCGATGTCGTAGATGACTTGCTGGCCGGGCCGGACGTCGGCCCAGATGCGGCGGGCGGGGACGGTTCGGCGGACGGGCGCCGGGGTCGTGGGTGTGTCCGTGGCGCTGTCGGTGGCGAAGAGCTCCATCTGTCCCTGCACCGCTCAGCCCTCCAGCTTGGCGGGCCACGGCCTGTAGTCGTCGTCCCATCGGTCGGGGTCGCCGGTGCAGAACGTGGAGTTGGCGGGGACCCCGCATCCGTGGTCGCAGCGGGGGCAGTCGCAGGAGCCGATGCCGTCGCCCTGGCCCCGGTACAGGTCGGGCAGGCCGCACACGTCGCAGATCACCTCAGCCCTCCCGCGCGGCGTTGGCCGGGTTGGTGGCCGGGTAGGCGGGGGTCATGTGGTCGGCGTCCGGGTCGGCGCGGAGGGCGGCGTCGAGCAGGGCGGTGTCGCGGGCGATCTGCGCGAGCGTGGCGTCGCGGGCCGGGACGTCGGCGGGACAGGTGCCCTTGTGCTCCCAGAGTCCGACGCCGCGCAGCGGCGGGTTGTACGCGTCGTCGACGTGGATCACGTGGTCGCAGCGTTCGCAGACCGGGCGGCCTCCGGAGTCGATGACGGTGAGGATGGCGCGGGCGGTCCAGGTGGACAGGGTTTCGGCTTCCTCGGCCCATCCTTCGTGTCGGGTGGGCCAGTGGGGGCCGCGTCGGTAGCCGGCGATGCTGCCGGGGTCGGCGACGGCGCGGCGGATCCAGGGCAGCAGGTCGGTGTCGGGGGCGCGGTGTAGCGGGATGGGTTGGCCGGCGGGGCGGGGTCGGTCGAGGGCGGCGCGGATGCGGCAGCCGGGGCAGTCGGAGGTGTGCTGCCCGTCCTGCCGGAAGTGGATCTCGCGTTCGATCTGGGTGATGTCGCCGACGATGTCGTTGAGCCAGGAGGCGTGCTGCTGGTTGATGCCGGCGACGGTCCGGAGCTGCTGCATCTCGGCGATGAGCCGCTGCGGGTCGAGCTGGACGTCGAGGTGGTGGGTGCGGGTGGTGGCGCTGGGCGGCGGCGGGGTGGTGCAGTAGCCGACCTCGTGGATGTCGGCGACGGCCTTCGGTTGGAGGTTGGTGAGGCGGGCGATGACGTCGACGAGCTTGTCGCGTTCGGCGGCGACCTGGTCGCGGTGCTGGCGGGTGCGGGTGATGTGGCCGCGGAGTCGCTCCTGCTCGCGGTTGAGGTGGGTCTTGAGCTGGGCGAGGTCGTGGTGGGCCTGGTTGCGTTCGGCGAGGGCGACTCGGAGGGCCCGGTCCTGGCTGATGGCGTCGTTGACGAGGCCGGCGAGGCGGTTGTGGAGGTTGGTGTGGTGCTGGTCGGTGGTCGGCTGGGTCACGGTGGTGTCCTTCCAGGGTCAGGCGGGTTGGGTGGCGGGCCAGGTGACGGCGTCGAGGGCGGCCCGGTGGGCCTGTGGCATGTCGGCGGGCGGGTGGCCGAGGTGGTCGAGGCCGGCGGCGCGTAGCCACCAGGCGTCGACCTGGTTGTCGTCGGGCAGCTCGCGGCCGGCCCGCTTGTAGAGCGCGACGGCCATCTCTGGCTTGCCCGCGTTACCTCGGCCGGTGGCGTACTTCTTGAGGCTGGCGGGGGTGATGAGGGCGTACGGGGTCTTGAGGCGGAGCAGGTAGGCGCGGACGGCGCCGTGGACCATGCCGGTGATGCCGGCGGCCTTGGCGTGGGTGGGCAGGTCCTCGATGACGACGAGGTCGATGGAGCGGCCAGCGATGGCGCGGCATACCTCGTCGGTGATGGCGATGAGTCGGGCGTCGCCTTCTTTCTTGGTGGCGACGGTGTAGGTGGTGCCGTCGCACCATGCGATTCCGGTGGCGGTTATTGAGAGGTCGAGTCCGATTACGCGAGGGGTGGTCATTGGTTTCCGATCAGGTCGTCAAGGGTTAGTTGGGTGGGGCCGGTGCATTTGTGTTCGGCGTGGATGGTGCCGGTGATGGTGGTGCTGGCGATTCGGTGTTCGTCGCGGATGACGAGGTGTCGGTTGGCGGTGTGGGTGTAGGTCCATCGGCCGTCGAGGAGGGCGTTGATTTCTGCGGTGCGGTCTGGGAGCGGGGTGGCGTCGACGCGGGCGGGTACGCCGTCGTCGAGGGCGGTGAGGATCGGGGCGTGGCAGCGGTGGCAGCGGGTTTCGGTGGCGACGGTGGAGATGAGGTGTCGGCGGCGGGAGTCGGGCTCTGCCGGGTTTCGGGCTTTCTCGGGTTTTTGGCGGCGGGTCATGGGTGCGCCCCCCACGAATCCGTGACGCTGTGTAGTCGCGTCGTCGTACGCGGGCGCGCGGGGGGCCGAGAGAAACCCGAGAAACCCCGAAACCCGGCGGCCGAGATCATCACCTGTTCTGCTCCGTCCGGATTTGCCACTCTTTCGACCCGTCGCCGTCCTTGCCGACGCACCGGACGGCGAGCCCGCCCGCCCACCGGCCCTCCCGGTTCCTCAGCCACCACCCGAGGCTCTTGGCGATGCCGGTCGGACCCTTCGGGTTCTTGGCGGCCTTGGCGGCCAACTCGTCGGGCAGGGCGTCGGCGGGGATCAGCGCCGGCGTCAGGAGGCTCCCGGTGTCGACATCGCCGAGCAGTGCCTTGGCGGTCCAGATCCGGTCCTTGTACGCCTTGTAAACGGCCGCGAGGAACAGCGCCCATTCGTCGTCATCGGTGCCAACTTCGACCTGCGTGGACGCGTGGTCGAATTGGCCGTCGATTCCGGCGACGGTGAGAATGCCGTCGACCGTGCGGACCCAGCGGGCGTAACTGTCGCTGGCCTGTTCGGCCGGCAACGGTTTCCCCGCCGCGACCCACGCCCGCACGAGGGTGAGAAGCGCGTGCAACAGTTCTCCGCGCCTTTCCTTCACCCACGTTTCGAGGTTCTCGATGGCGAATCCGACCCGGAGTTCGGGGTTGGGGCGTCCGGGGTCGATGACGGTGCGGATGGTGCGGCGCGGCAGGTCGCCGCCGATGCTGATGTTGTTGCCGGTGACGGTCCAGATGCGGTCGTTGGTGCTGCGGGTCCAGGACGTGGAGCCCAGGGGCCGGTCGTCCCAGAGGTCGGTGGTGAGCAGACCGGCCAGGGTGCTGCTCTTCAGGGCGCCGCTGACGTTGTCGAGGATGACCACCGGGCCGGTGGTGATGGAGAGGATGGCGGTGATCTGCTTGCGCAGCTCGGCGTCGTCCTCGGGCAGCTCGGCGCGGAACACGCCGCCGTGGATGTGCCGGGCCAGATTGGCGAGCAGGGTCTTGCCGCTGCCGGGCTGGTGGGCCTCGATGGCGTGGAGCTTGTACGGCGGCGGGGTCAGCATCCGCAGCAGCGGGGTGAGCAGGGCTCCGAGGTAGTTGGCCCGGAAGTGCGGGCTGACGAAGGGGAACCCGTCGACCATCTCCAGCAGCAGCTTGACGGCGTCGCGGATGTCGCTGTCGGTCGGCTTGTCGGGTACGCGGGGCACGACCAGGCCGGGTTCGGGCAGGTGGAGCAGGCCGGTGGCCGGGTCGTAGCCGGGGGCTTCGACGAGGCTGCCGTCGGCGCGGACGACGGGGGTGTGGATGACGCCCCGCAGCGTCCGGAGGTTGGGCAGCATGTCGGGCACGTCCAGGGCGGTCCGGGCGGCCGAGCGCGGGAACAGGGCCTGCGTCGGGATGTCCTCGTCGCCTTTCTTCGTCCAGCGGAAGCAGCCGTAGGTGTAGGTGATGCGGCTGGCGAGGCTGGAGTCGTTGACGGGTCGGATCTGGGCGGGGCCGTCGATGTTCAGCTCGTTGTCGGTCAGCGGCACGTACCCGTCTTCGCCTTCGCGGGGGGTGTGGACGACGGCGTCGACGCGGCGGAACAGGCCGGCGAGGCGGGCCTGGCCGGCTTCCTCGCGGAGCCAGTCGGCGGCGACGGCCGCGTTGGAGACGTCGACCTCGGGCGCCCAGATGCGGGGCGGCTTCCGGGCGGGCGCGGCGGCCGGCGGCGGCGTGGCCGGGTCGCTCGGCGGCGTCGACGGCGGGGCGGCCGGGGTGGGCTGGTCGAGGTAGCCGACGAGGTCGCGGAGCATCGCGGCCTGCACCTCGGCGGGGTCGGGCAACGGGCTTCCGTAGCCCTGCCGGCCGAGCGCGCGGGCGGCCTCGCGGTGGTCGCCGCCGAAGTGCAGGGCGGCGTACGCGCCGAACTTGCTGTAGCTCTCGCCGCCCTCCAGCGGGGCCGCCGAGGTGGTGAAGATGTGGAGGCGGTCGGTGCCGAGGGCGTTGGTGCTGGCGCTGATGCCGGTGGGCTTGCCGGGGCGGGTCCAGTAGGTGACGTCGTCGTCGGAGCGGTAGTGCTCGCGCCAGCCGGCGGGGCCGAGGATCTGCGACCAGTCGGCGCGTTGGTTGAAGTCCTCCCCCGGGTGTACCTGGCCGTCGGGCCGGTCACCGGGGCCGCCGACGAGCGGGTTGAGGATCGGGGCGGCCGGCGCGGGCGGGGTGATGCGGGCGGTGGCGGCGGCCGCGGCGTCGACGAGCTGCTCGACGGTGTACCGGTCGGGGCGGGCTCCGACGATCCGGCAGGGGCGGGCGAGGCCGGCCTTGCGGTTGACGGTGCCGGGGATGCGCAGGACGCGGGCGAGGTCGCCGACGCCGCGGCCGTACCGCCAGCCGAGGGACGCGGCGGCGTGCTCGATGATCCGCTGCCAGTCCCGGGCGAGGGTCTTGGCCTGGTCGAGGTTGTCGTCGGTGAGGGTGTGCGGTTCGGTGAGGAGCCAGATCGGGTAGAGGCCGCCGCCGGAGTGCACCCAGATGGTGGGGTCGGGCAGGCCGGTGGCGGCGATGACGGCGCGGCCGGCGGCCTCGTCGGGGGGCAGGTCCTGCTCGGCGTGGCCGGGTCCGGCGAGGTCGAGGTCGGCCCAGAGTGCGGGCAGAGCGGCGGAGTCGGCAGCGCCGCCGCGGCCGCCGATTTGCCGGTCGGTGCGCAGGGTGGTGATGCGCAGGTAGATGCCTTCGCGGCCTTCGTGGTCGAGGTGGGTGACGTAGCGGGTGGCGGCGTCGAGGTCGCCGAAGATGCGGCCGCTCCAGTCGTCGGTGGAGCAGATGTGCACGTGGCCCGGGGAGTCGCCGTGGAGGATGCCGAGCCAGCGGCGGACGGCGGCCGGGTCGATGGTGACGCCTGCCGCGCTGCCTGCCGTCGTGATGGTCATCGATGCTCCGATCTGGATGGGCCGGCCCCGCCCGTGCGGTGGGCGGGGCCGGTTGGAACAGGTGCAGGCAGGGTCAGAACGGTGCGGGCTGGCCGGCGGGCGGGGCCATGGCGGCGAGGACGGCCCGCTGCTGCGCCTCGGGCAGCAGGGCCCACTTCTCGGGGTCCATGCCGGCCGGGCACGGGATGGCGACGGCGGCGGGCTGGGTGATGCCGAGGGACTGCGCCGCCGGTGACACCGGGGTGGTCTGTGGCGCGGCCGGGGGCAGCATCGGGGCCTGCTGCTGCGGGGCCGGGGCGCCGCCGCTGCCGTTGAGGAGGCTGCCCGGGTCGACGGTGGGCGCGCCGTACTCGGCGGCGAACGTGAACGGGTCACCGACGGCGCCGGTGCCGCCGACGCGGCGCACGGCGAGCCGCCCGCCGATCTCCAGGCCCTTCGCGCCGACCCGCTGCACGGCCTCCCTGACCGGGCCCATCATCCGCGGCGAGATGTGCAGCCGCCGCTTCCCGTCGTCCTGCTCGTTGGACGGGTCCCGCTGGTCGGTCTGGAGGGTGACGACGATCTGCATCTTCGGGTCGCCCGACGGCCAGAAGTCCAGCTCGTCGGAGTTGAACTTCTTCATCTGCTCGACCTTGGGCGTCTCGGTGATCGAGCCGATGACGGTGTGGCCGATCGGGTTGTCCTTCCAGTTGATCGACTTGATGCCGCCGCCCATGAGCAGGTCGTTGGCGTCCATGCTGTTCTCCTTCGGGGTGGGTGCTACGCGATGAGGCCGCGGAGCTGGTTGGTGATCTTCTGGTCGGTGTCGCCGGGGCAGCCGGTGGCGTCGGCGGGGCCGCCGACGCGGCGGAACGGGCACCAGCCGCAGACCTTGCCGGGCTTGGCGGGGACGAGGTCCCACCGGTCGGGGTTGGCGGCCAGGTCCAGGCCGTGGGGCCCGTTGCCGATGAGGTCGTGGGTGACGAAGTACCGGTCGACGGCCCACTCGGCGATGTCGGGCCGGTACTCCTCGGTCCACTCCGCGCTGTCGGCGTAGTCGTGGGACCGGGCGAGGAACACGAGCCGCACGAACTTCACGGGGCGGCCGGCGCGCTCGTGGCCGCGCCCGTACAGGTGCGCCTGGACCCGGTACTCCGGCTTGACGAGCTCGGAGTTGGGGATCGTCTTCCGCTTGACCGCCCGGAGCGCGGTGACGCCGGTGTACTTCCAGTCGACGACCATCTGCGCGTCGAGGTCGTAGGCGTCGCCGTGGCCGGTGATCGGGTCGACGTCGGGCAGGCCCGGGTCGACGATGAGCTTCTCCTCGATCAACCACCGCTCCCGGCCCAACTGCTGGTTGTGGAAGCGCAGGGCTTCCTCCATCAGGGCGTGCATGGCGGTGCCCTGCATGGGCGCCCACGGGGGGCGCTTGTCCTCGGGCTGCCGCTCGATGCCGACGAGCTTCATCGCGATCTGCCGCTGGCACGGCGTACCCAGCTCGGAGGGGCCGAGGCGGGTCTGCTTCGACCGGGGGCGGGATGCGTCGAGGTGGGCGAGGACCTCGCGCATCTCGGCGACGGTCGACGGCGGCGGCCCAGCCGGCATCTGGGCGGCCGGAGCCGGCTCGGGGTCGGCGGCCGCCGGGAGTCGCAGGGACTCGATCAGCGCGGCCAGCTCGGCGTCGGAGACCGCGGCGGTCATGCGAGGTCCCGGATGGCCTTGGCGTGCGCCTCGCGCTCGTTGAGCAGCATCTCGCGCAGTTGCTGCACGTCGTTGGCTGCCCGGCGCAGGGCCTCCAGGTCGCGGGCGTACAGCGGGTGCCCGTCGATGACGTCGTAGATGCCGTCGCCGTTGGCGGCGATGTACTCGCCGACCCGCTCGGCGGCGACGTAGAGGTTTGGCAGGTCTCGGCTGTCGTCCTCGATGTCGTCCGGCTGGCCGGGGATCACGTCGACGTGGGTCAGGGCGATGCAGGACGCCGCGCCCTCGACGCGGACGACGGGGGTGTGGCCGCCGAGCAGCCACGCCTTGCCGTCGGTGAGGCCGAACTTCGCGGCGTCGTCGCGGGTGCCGGTCCAGTAGCGGACCCAGGCGCGGCTGCCGTGCTCGGCATTGAAGTCGTCGACGACGGCCTGCAGGTCGGTGGGCGCGGTGGTCACGACAGCACCCCGTTGAGGGACGGGACGATGACGGCCTGCTCGGCGGCCCGGGTCACGGCGGTGTAGAGCCAGCGGCGGCCGTTGACGTGGCCCTCGATGGCGGCGGCGGCCGGCCCGAGGTCCTTGGCGTGCTCCCGGTACGCGGCGCCGTAGAACACCGAGGATTCGTCGACGACCAGGACGCGGGGCCACTGCGACCCCTGGCTCTTGTGGGTGGTGATGGCCTGGGCGAACGTGGCGGCGACGATGGTGCCGCGGCCGTCTCGCTTCGCCTGCTTCTCCCCCTCGAAGTCGCGGAACCCGGACGCCCAGCAGGTGAGGATCCGCTCGTTGCCCTCGTCGTCGCGGACGACCAGGCGGTGCCGGTCGTCCCGGTCGGAGGGCAGCGCGTCGACGACGTCGAACTGCTGGCCGTTGAACACCTCGGCCTCGCCGGAGTTGGCCAGGGCGATGATCCGGTCACCGGCCTGCGGCGCGCCGATGAGGCCGCGCAGGGCGCGCAGGAGGTGCACGGCCTGCCAGCGGGTGGCGTTGCGGCCGACGAGGACCTGGTCGAAGGCGAGCAGGTCGGCGATGGACAGCCGGTCGAGGCGGCCGGAGTCGCCGTCTCGGCCGGTGATGCCGTAGTCGCGGCGGCCGGGCTCCGAGTTGCGGATGGCGGTGGCCATCCGCGTGACGGGGCTGTCGAGGGCGGAGCGGTGGATTTCGGTGAGGAGGTGGTCGGCGTTGGCGTTGATGAAGTAGCCGCCGCCGTCGACGGGGGGCAGCTGCGCCGGGTCGCCGAGGCAGAGGATCTTCGTGCCGAACGACAGCAGGTCGTAGGCCATCCGCTCGCCCACCATCGACACCTCGTCGAGGACGAGGAGGTTCGCGGTGGTCAGTTCGGTTTCGTCGCGGAGGATCCAGTCCGGGGAGTCGATCTTTGCCTGTTCGTGGGCGACCTGCCGGGTCAGCTCGGCACGTTCGGCCGGGTCGTCGGTGTCGCGCAGCTGCGCCTTCAGCTCTTCGAGGCGCTTGCGGGCCTTTTCCACAGGCTGGTAGATGAGGCTGTGGACAGTGGACGCGGCGTCGCAGCCCTTCGACCGGAGCACGTACGCGGCCTTGCCGGTGAACGCGGCGTACAGGGCGGACACGCCGAGGCCGTCGACGATGTGCCGGGCGAGGGTCGTCTTGCCGGTGCCGGCGTAGCCGAACAGCCGGAACACCTGGCTGCTGCCGGCGGCGTACCAGTCGGTGATTTTCTTGATGGCGTCCTGCTGCTGCGGGGCGAACTCCAGCGCCTGGGTGGTCGGCGCGGGCGGCGGGGTGGGTGGGTCGTCGGTGCCGACGAGGTCGGCGAGCCGCAGGTCGAGGTCGGTCGTCATGCGGGGCTGTCCTTCGCGGTGTCGGTGGGCGGGGTGGTGAGGTCGGTGCGCAGCTCGGCGAGGACGACGCCGGTGGTCGCCGGCCCGGCCGGCCCGAACCACGGCGTGGCCGGCACGGCGGGGATGACGGCGGTGACGGCATCAACCGAACGGGGCGAGACACGCGCCGCACCCTTGGTGCGAGTGACGAACTGCGCGGCGGCGGGCGAGAGCAGGTAGTCGACGCCGACGGGGTTGGCGATCTGCCGGCGTCCGGAGGGGCCGCGCTCGGCGTGCCGGTCGGCGAGGTGGCGGCTCACCGGGCCACCGCCTCGGCGTCCTCGTCGTCGAGGGCGGCGCGCATCGACGCGGCCCGCTCCTCGGCGTCGGCCAGCTCGGCGCGGAGCCGGTCCACCTCGGCGGCTGCCGCTGCCTCCGCGTCGCACAGGTGCTGCCACCGGCCGGCGAGGTACTCGACGGTGGACTCCAGGGTGGCCGTGGAGTCCTCGTCGACTCCGTCGAGGCGGCTGAGCGCGTCGTGGGCGGCGTCGATCCGGGCGCGCAGCTCGTCGCGGTGGGCGGCGATCCGCTCGTTCTCGACGCGCTGTGCGTCCAGCTCCGTGTCCCGGGTGCCGTCCGGCCAGAGCAGGTCGATGCCGGCGACCTTGACTAGGTCGAGCACCTTGTCGGCGAGGCTCTCGAATTCCTCGACGGTGGGGATGTCGTACGCCTGGCCCATGTGGGCGCAGACGTCGGTGAGGCAGATGTCGCGGGCCGCGCCGGTCATCAGGTCGGCGGCGATGGTCTTCGGGTCGAGGGTGGTCATCGGGGCATCTCCCGGTCGGTCGTGGGCAGGGCGTCGATGTCGGCGGCCGTGGACCACCAGCCGTCCGGCAGGGCGTCGGGGGTGGGGTCGTGGGCGGTGGCGCGCATCCGGTCCTCGGCGAGCTGGCGCAGGTCCGCGCCGAGCCGGGCCACCTCCGCCCGGCGCTCCTGGATCCGCTCCGCCTGGTGCCGGACCCGCACGGCCAGCGAGCGAACCTCGTCGTCGCGCAGCCGCAGCACGAACGCCATGGCGGTGATGACCAGTAGCAGGGCCACGACGAGCAGGGTCAGGGCGGCGATGATCAGGGCGGTCACGCGGCGGCCCTCCGCTTCTTGGCCCTCCGCTCGGCGGTGACCCGGCGCACCAGCGCGGCGCACTCCGCGCACTGCTCGCCGCGCTCGCGGTGCCGGCGCTGCTGTGCCTCGCTCGGGCACCCCTTGCGCTGCCGCCCCTTCCTGCTGCTGCTGGTCGGCTTCCGGGTCGGCTTCGTTGCCGGCTTCGGCTCGGGCACCTCGACCGGGACCCGGGCCGGCTGGACGAGGCCGAGGATCTCGGCCACGTCCGTGTTGCCGGTGCGACGGAGGAAGGCAAGCGCGTCGGCCTGCTGCTGCTCGCGGTACAGGCGGTCGGCGACGGCAGCGGACACGCGGGCGGTGTGGACTCCGCCGTCAACCGCGTCGATCTGGCTCACTGCTCTACCCCGATCCGGGTCACGGTGAAGGAGCCGAACCGGCCACCCTCGATCCATCCCTGCTCGGCGTCCAGGTCAACGGAGACGTCGAAGAACCGCGAGCTGAGGTGACGACCGGCGTACCGGTGGACCTCCTCGGCGATCCGCTCCGCGTGGTCCGGCCCGCTGACGACCGGCCCGAACGGGGCCACGTCGTGCTTGCGGCCGATCCGCGCGAACTCGACCCGGTACCGGGTCGCCTCGGCGTCGAGCACCTCCCGGCCGGCGTCGGTGAGCTGCCAGGTGGCGGTACGGTCCGGCCGCTCAATCCAGCCGGCCCGCTCCATCTCGTCGACGGCCGCGTTGACCTTCACGGGACCCCGGTGCGGGTCGCTGATGTCCCAGGCGGCCGAGGGCCGGCGGCGGATGCTGGTCCGCGTGGGTACGCCGTCCGGGCCGGTGCCGTACCGGACGTTGCCGGCGCGGACCTGGTCCAGCAGGGCGATGCGGGTCTTGGTCGGGTGCAGGCTCATCACGCCACCTGCCGTAGCGCCGGGTCGACCAGCGGGGCCGGGGTGACCAGCGGCGTACGGATCGCGGCCAGCAGGCCGTCCATGTCCGGGCCCCGAAGTTCCCCGCAGGCGACCATCCGCCAGTAGGTACAGGCCTCGTCGTGGCCCTCGTCGTCGATGTGCCCGCACAGCGGGTCCGCGACGGTGAGCACCTGGGCGGCGGCCGCCGGGAACGCTGTCGGGCCTCCCGGGCGGGTGCCGGAGCCGGTGCCGGGCATCGGGCCGAGGGGCTGCACCGGGGGCAGGTCGGGGGCGGTCACCGGGCACCGCCCTGCTGCGCCTCCAGCTCGGCCACGCGGGCCCGGAGCTGGTCGGCCTCAGCCTCCAGCGCGGCGCGCGACGCGGCCTTACCCGCCCTGGTCGGCGGGTTGGGCACCACCGCTCTGGCGACGATGTCCAGCTTCCCGCAGCGCGCCCGCACGCCCCTCGTCGTCTGACGGCCGGTGCCGCGCCCCTCCGTCTTCGTCGTGGCCGCCGCCCCGAAAGCGGCAGCGATGGCGTCCACGACCGCTGCCGAGCGGGGCGCGGCGGTCTCGGTGTAGTTGGAGTAGAGGTAGAGGCTCGGGCCGAAGACCGGCGGCGTGTCCGTGCCGGCCAAGGCGGCGATGCGGTCGGCCGCCACACGCAGGTCGGCGGCGGCGGTCAGCCAGTAGTCCGGCGAGGCCGGCGGGGTGGTCGGGTCGGGTAGGGTCTGGGACTGCATCTGGACTCCTCGTGTGTGCGTGTGGTCCGGGTGGGAGCCCCTGCCGGTCGGACGGCGGGGGCTTTGTGCGGTCCGGGTGGCCGGCCGGAGGCTGATGTCACAGCCGGCCACCCGGGGTCAGGGGAGGGTGGGGCGGGCCATGGCGGCGTAGAGGGCGATCGCCGAGTCCTGGAGCTGGTCGACGGTGGGGGCGAGCGCGGCCCTGGCGGCGGCCCTGGCGGCGTCCCCGGCGGCGTCCCCGGCGGCGTCCCCGGCGGCGGCCCAGGCGGCGTCCCAGGCGGCGGCCCTGGCGGCGGCCCTGGCGGCGTCCCAGGCGGCGTCCCAGGCGGCGTCCCAGGCGGCGGCCCTGGCGGCGGCCCTGGCGGCGGCCCTGGCGGCGGCCCAGGCGGCGGCCCAGGCGGCGGCCCAGGCGGCGGCCCAGGCGGCGGCCCAGGCGGCGGCCCAGGCGGCGTCCCCGGCGGCGGCCCAGGCGGCGGCCCAGGCGGCGTCCCAGGCGGCGGCCCAGGCGGCGTCCCAGGCGGCGTCCCAGGCGGCGGCCCAGGCGGCGCGTGCCTTGTCCGCACCTGCCCGCACCACGGGCCCGGCCGCCTCGGCGGCGGCCAGATCCACGATGCGGCGCAGCCCGCGCAGCTCCGCCGCCGACTCCGACAGCCCCGCCAAGTCCAGCCACGCCGGGGTGTGCGTCCGCACCAGCCAGTCCAACGCCATGTAGCCGCGCGTCTCGTCCAGGCCGTCACCACGGGTGTCCAGCAGCGTCGGCAGGATCGGGACCAAGAGCTGCCGCTGGCCGGCGGACAGCCGGTCGTTGAGGGACTGCCCCATGGTGGTCAGCACCGGGGACACGCACTGCGGCCGGTCGGTGTGGGGCTCCCCGGCCAGCCACGCGGCGGCCTCAAGCAGGCAGACGCCCTGCTCGCGGGTGTCGTGGGCTCCGGCGTCGAGGGTGAGGGCGGTCAGGTCGATGGTCATGGTCTTCTCGCTTTCAGGTCAGGGGCGCGGGACGGTCGGTGGGCCGAGCGGGCGGGGCGACCCGGGCGGCGGGGGCGGGATCGGCGCGGGCGGGCTGGCGGGCATCGCGGTCACACCCCGGCCAGCGCGAGCGGCGGGTCATAGTCCGCGGCGTACCAGCGGTCCCACACCTCGTCGAACAGCGGCCGGTGCCGCTGCGTCCACGCCAACGTCTCCCGCAGGGTGCCGTTGGGCAGCTCAGAGGTGCGCTTCTCCGGCAGGTCCACCCCGGACGCCTCGGCGAGGCCGGCGACGCGGCGGCCGAACCACGACTGGATGGAGGCGAGGTCCCGCTTCGCGGTGACGCCCTTCTCCCGCAGGTAGTCGGGCACGTACAGGGGCCGGTCCGCCGGGTCGATCCCCGGCTCCTCGCCGAGCCCACGGGCGACGGCGACCTTGATCTTCGTTCGCTGCCAGGCCGGATCCAGGTAGCCGTCCCCGGCTCGGATCATCAGGACCTGAGCGCGAGCGACGGCGGCCCGCTCGATGGCCTCGTTTCGCAGCTCGGCGGGGGCGATCTCTTCCACGTCGAGGAGGTACCGGCGGACCCGCTCGGCGACCGGGCTGCCGGTGAGCAGCTGGCCGACGTTCAGGATCGCGCGCCGGGTGAACAGGGTCAGCGAGTTGACGTTGCCCGGCAGAGTGACAGCCTGTACCTCTGCGGGGCCCTGCTTCATCTCGCGCAGCTCGGCACCGCGCAGGACCCGGAGCCCGTTCTCGGTCAGCTCCTCGCGGTTCCGCTTCACGAGCTGCCGGATGGTGTTCGCGTCGACCTCGTAGAAGCCGGCGACGATCTCGGTGGTGGCGTGGGTGTTGTCCGGGAGCAGGCTCAGGGCCTTCACCCGGTCGAGGACGTCGGTGCGGGTCGAGTGCTGCGCGCGGAGGGTGCGCGACTCGACGAGCGCCTGGTCGAGGATGGTCACCTTGGTCCTTTCCTTGGTCCGGAGTGGTCAGGCAGCGGCGCGGCTGCGCTGTCGACCGCGTTCGATGTATGCCTCGATCGACTTGCGGGTGACCATCTGGTACGCGCCGATCGGCACGGTCTCGAGATCACCAGCCCTGATCAGGGCTTTCACCGTGTTGCGGGTGATGCCGCCGAGCAGCTGACCGGCCTCAGGCAACCGGTAGACGGGCCGGTAAGGAGGCTCGACGCCGGTACCGCCTCCGGCACTAGCTTTGCCGTTCATGGCAATGACGGTACAGGCTTTGGCAGCTATTGCCAACTACGGCAACACTCAGACCTTCGGGTAACATCTCCTCCACCGATTGGCCTTAGCCTGAGCCCATGCCACTCATAGACCAGCTCGACTTGCCGGCCGGCGTCTGCCACCCGCTCCGTAGCCATCCTCGGCAATCGAGCCGCGATCGGCACCGACGTCCCGCAGATGGCACCTACGCTGACGCCGTGGCCCAATCCGCCAGCTCAGACCCGCGTGTGCGGATGTTCGCCCTCTTCATCAAGCGCACCCTGGCCGACGCCAAGGATCGCGGCATATCAATCGATGAGCTTGAGGAGCGGATCAGGAACGTCGACCCCCAAGCGAAGGTGGGCCGGTCCACGATCTACCGGTGGCGGCGCGCGGAAGTGGAGAGCCCCGGGCGCAAGCAGGTCTTCGCCTTCTGCGACGCCCTCGGCGTCCCCCGGACCACCCCAGCGCAGATCCTCGGCTGGGACGGCGAACCTGCCTCGCCCGAGCCCGACCCGAGCATCGACCCCGACCTCCGGGCCGTCATGCGCAAGCTCAACGACCCCAAGGTCAGCACCGAAGCGAAGAAGACCATCCGCCAGATGCTGCGGTACCTCGCCCGGGAGGAGTAGCGCCGTTGCCCCGCCAACCGAACCGCCGGCCCAAGATCTACAAGGGTGCTGACGGGCTGTACCACTGCTACGTCACGGTTGGCACGAAGCCGAACGGCAAGCTCGACCGACGCCACCGCCAGGCCGAGACCGCCACCGAGGTGGCGCGGAAGGTAGACGAACTGCTCGACCGGACCAAGCGGGGCGGCAAGGTGCCCCGGAAGGTCGAAACGGTCGAGCAGTGGCTCCTCCACTGGGTGGAGAATATCGTCAAGCCCACACGCGCCTGGGGAACCTACACCGCGTACCGGTCCCTCATCGTCAACCACGTCAACCCGCAGATCGGGGCATGGCGACTCGACGGCCACCAGAAGCGACTCGAACCCGAACACCTTGAGGCCCTCTACGAGAAGCTGCGGAAGACACCCGTCGTCCGAGGTTCCAGGAGCACCGCCAAGGGCAAGAAGATGATGGCCGGCTCGACCATCCTGAAGTGCCACCGGATGCTCCGGAAGGCGTTCAAGGACGCCGTCCGGCGAGGCAAGGCATCCCGCAACGTCGCCGACCTCATCGACTCCCCCACGGCCCGCGGCGAGCGCGTGGCGGCGCACACCCTCGACGAGATGCAGGCGATCATCACCGTCGCCCTGGAAGACCCGATGGCGGCCCGCTGGCTCCTCGGCCTGCTCCTCGGTCCCCGCCAGGGCGAGACGCTCGGCATCCGGTGGGGCCGCGTCCACCTCGATCCGCCCGGCGCCCAGACCCCGTACGTCGACCTGGAGACCCAACTCCAGAGGCGCACCTGGCGGCACGGCTGCGGCGACCCGTCCGCCTGCGCCGCCGACCGGCACCGCACGAAGCCCTGCCCGCCCCGCTGGGCGCACGGCTGCGCCAACCCCGACGCATGCAAGGGGCGCCCCCACTACTGCCCCCGGCGGCGGCAGATCCCCGGGTGCGCGCGACACACCCGCCCCTGCCCGCCCCTGTGCCCGCCCGGCTGCGCCGGCCACGCCCGCCACTGCCCGCAGCGCGTCGACGGCGGCCTGGTCGAGGTGGAGCTGAAGACGGAGAAGAGCGTACGCAGCCTCCCGCTGCCACCGGTCGTCGTCGAGCTGCTCCGGGCGCACCGCGGTCGTCAGCAGCAGCAGTACGAGATGCTCGGACTCAAGTGGGACGCTGACGGCCTGGTCTTCACCACCGAGTGGGGCAAGCCCCTCGACGCCAGCCGGGACCACGCCGCGTGGGAGGCGCTGCTGCGCCGGGCCGGCGTCGCCGACTCCCGACTTCACGCCGCCCGCCATTCCGCCGGCACGATGATGGTCGCCACCGGCACGGACATTCGCATTGTCCAGGAACTGCTGGGCCACACCCAGATCACGACCACGCAGATATACGTGGACGTGGCCGCTGAGGTGAAGCGTCAGGCCGTGGATCGGGCGGTGGCTGCCGTCATGGATGGGAACCTCGCGGCCCTATTGCAACGGGACGCTGCAACGGAAAGGCGCTCCGCCTGA